TGGCTCAGTTTTAAACCGGCGAAAGTGGCTCAATTTTAAACCGGCCTTGACACCGTTTCGGAGGGGAAATATAAAATGCCCCTCTACTGTCTACAGACAGGAGAGAGGCGTTTGCGTAATGTGGTAAGAAGTAAGCGGTTAGGTACTTGCTTTATGGTAATAAAAACTTGAAGCCCGTGAAGCCGACTTTCTCGGTATTTCACGGGCTTTTTACGTTATATGTAGCTTTAAAATGTCCATCCCTCTTTTTCTGCAAGCTCAGTTACGTTGTAACAAGGGATGTTGTATGTCTCGCATATTCTAGGTATTTTTTTCGGGGAGTTCTTGTTTTCTTCGGTAATCACAGCAATCTCATACTTCATCGCAGTTGCGATGAGAAATGCGTCACCCGAAGATTTCATGTTCGTGAAGTTAAGCAACTCGGGATGCTCGTTTACGATTTTAATTACGTGTTGTTGAATAACAGCGTCGACCTCCAATACTTGACAGCCATTTAGTTGTAACCAAGCGGTCAGTTCATCATCCTCGACTTCGTCTTTAATTTCAGAACAAATAACGATGTCCTTGGATTTTATTAATGCATCGATATTTTTCCATAATGTGCTGTACACGCTTCGGCGGTGAGGCTCATCCGGCTTTTGAGAAAGAATCGAACAAGTGTCGATGATATATCTATACGGAGGCGGGATTAAAGTCATTTGCTCTGTATAAGCATTAGTTACCATTTTGCCACCTCCGAAAAGAATTTCGGAACATGCTTTTCTTTAATTCCGAGTAATCCAGAAACTTCTTGTTTGCTAAAGTACCCATCGCTGTATCCGATGAGCAAAAGCCTACAAATAGTTGGGCTGGTTTTGTCAACAGCTCCTCTGCAAACATTCGTATAGACCGTTTTCCCACTGCCTTCCTGGCGGGCGATTTTTTCTATTTCTCGCTCTTGCAGAAAGATCTGACGGATTTCGCTGGTGAAGGTGTCGTATTCATCATTTGAAAACCGTTTTGTATCATACAATCTTCTGGCAATAACTTCTTTACTAATGTTAAACCTCTTTGCCATAGTGTCGATGTCGTCCAAACTGATATCAGCAATCTTTTTTGCCGAAAGAAAAGCACCAAGTGCAGCCGCAGGTACAAGCACTTCGCCGGCGACGGCATTGCACAAAACTTCTTCGGTTTGAGATGAAAACGAAGAGAACATCTCGTTACAAAGCGTTGACTGGCGTTTTAGAATATGAACCAATTCATGTATTAGCGAGAAAGTCTTTGCCGGATATCTGTCATTGTCGTTGATTCCGATAATGGGGGTAGTTTCATTGTATATGGCAATCCCGCGAGCGATTTCCACATCGACGCCAGTAAAGCAATGGACAAAGATACCTTTGCTTTCGATTTTCTCACGAACATATAAATAAAACTGCCGGGCAGAACCCAGTTTGAACTGGACATCTAATTCTAACTCAAAATACTCTCTAATTGTTTTTGCGTAATCAGCTGCGCTGGCATCATCTGATATTGCCGGCAATGATAGTGGCATGGTATGAATATTCATTTCTTCTTCAGAAGAAGTCAGAAAATCGTGGTATCTGATAAGTTCGATAACTGCAAGATTCAATGCGCTATCGTCCATCGGACATTCATATGGCAATGTGCGCAAGTTGCGAAGTGACGGCAGCTGCTTAAGAGGCAAGTTGCCCTTATTCATATACAAACCGGCAAAAGGCACCTTAAGAACCTTTGCGAGGCTTTTGGCTTGATTGATAGTTGGAAAAGCGTCATTTTCAACATCCAACCACGCGCTTATTTTCCCCTCTGGATGTCCGGTTCTCTGAGAGAGAAAAACTGTGGTAACGCCAATCTGCGAACAGATGAAGGCAAGGGTTTCTTTGTTTATGTTTGCGTCTGTTCTCGCCATCAATAGCCCTCCTTTCCCAACAGAGTACGAGATAGCTATATTTTCATTTCGATGTGACCCGCGGCCAGAACTTCACGTTTTGGTCTTTTCGGTGACATGGTATCAGCCACCGAACCTCAAAAGAGGATTCATTCATTCTCGCCCATCATCATATTGTAGTGCTGTTCCTGCTGCAGTGCTTCAAAAATTAACCTGAACACATCTTTGTAACAGGCAATATCCGTACAATCGTCGACGTAGTGCAAACCATCACTTATCCCGTTGGAACAGGTGTTAATGTATGACAACATAGCGGAGGCCAAATGATACTTCGTGTAATCAGGCAAACCATCCACAGGGGTTTCAACGAACATGTTCTTGTTATCTTCTAAAACCCCTTTGCGGATATTTACACAGTCATAACCGCAAAGCTGCATAAAGTAGTATTCCAGAATACGGCGTATGACGTTCAACATGGGGATTGCAGTATCTACCTCTTTGTATTCGCTCCATAGCGCTGCATATGAATTCTGGACGGGGTTGAAGTTTTCCTGTTCAGTGGGAATCTTCACGCTTTGACGCACACAAAGCCGGATAGAAGAAATGTTGCTGGCCTTGTTCACGACAAAGAACGACACACATTTGTAACGGTTCGCTTGGTTGTAAGTTATTTCCCTGTGGAAGTAGACGTTGTGGGTCAAAATAAAAATTTGCTTAATATAATCGCCCGCCACATGGTTGTTCAAGTAACTGGCGTTATTGTGGCAGACCTCGACCATCTCCCGTACCAAAGTGCTGACGATGAACAGGACGCTGCTGTCCATGCTTGAAACAGGGTCGTCGATAACGACGATCTTGTCCTTGCTGACATCGGCATCGTTATGGCTACCGCGTACAAGATGATAAAAGTACAGGAACGCGATGAAGTTTCGCTCGCCCTCGCTGAGGTTAGCAGCGACTTGACCGTCTTGGCGGACTACTTCATAGACATTCTGCTGACCGCGCTTTTCACGCAGGACAAAGCCCTGAAAACCGGAATCGCGGAGAAGGTCATTAATGCTCTTGATGGTGGGGGCAGTGCTGACAATACGCTTGTTGAGTTCCGCGATGTCAATCTCAAGCGCCCGTGAAGCGGCGCGGGTATCACTAATTTGCTTTGTCAAGGCAGCGATTTCACCGTCCAGATTCGTACGGCTCGTTTTATACGACGCAACCACACTCTTGAGTGTAAAGGCGATAAGTTCCCAAACCTTAGTCTTGCACTCTGCTTGTTTCTGTTGCTTGGCATTGACCACGGCGTTGTTGGCTTGGATAAGCTGATTGAACCCAGAAATAAGCTCATTCAGCTCCTCGCGTACAGTCTTTACCGCGTCATTATCGATAGCAACTACAAAAGAAGGCTCCTTGATTTTGGAAGCTATTTTTTGCAGATTGCCCTCAATCAGTTTTTCAAAAAAGGCAAGTTTGTCCTCGTATTCCTTGGTGCTGATTTTCGGAAACACGTCTTGCAAGTTCGCTTTTAGCAAATCGACAAATCCCTGCATATCGCTCTGATAGTCATCGTAAAAGCTGTGGAGCGCATCAACATCCTCTTGGTATTGGGCGTCAAAGCAGGCGGAGAGTTGCTCTTCAAAATCGCAAGGCAAGTCCTGCTGACAGTATGGACACTTGCCGTCAGCCGTGATGGTGAAATGATCATGACCTTGGCGTACCCAGTCCGTGGCGTTTAGGGCTTTGATGAAGCCCGCAAACGGCGTGTCGCCGCTGCTTGTGATTGGCTTGGCGAGCAGGTCGTTGCCGTTCGAGCCTTGGAGTCTTGTTACCCGGCCCAACGGTTGAAATTCCCTATATGTACGGGCATTAGGGTCAAACGCCGTTTCATAAAGAGACTGTAGCTCCTTAATGTCGTGTTCGGTTGGGTTAGCTATCTGAAGTACACGGTCGGCAAACTGAGCCTTGCGCTTGAAACCGGTCTGTGTAGCGTCAAACGATTCACGGATTTTTTTTGTCTTGTCCCAACAGCCTTCCTGGAAGTTGCCAAGCAAGGTTTCCTTTGCTGTTTCTTTGCGCTCTTTTTCAGTTGTTTGCTCCGTGGCCAACTTGTCTTGCTCAGACTTTTGCGTGCTCTTTTCGGCAATCGAGTTTTGGATCTGGATGTTTTGCTCGCCGACGGTGAACACGCCTTTAAGGTTGCCGTAGTTGCGGAAGTTAGCGTCTACGAATTCCTGATTATAGATTAAGACACTGTAGTCGGCTGCGGATTTGCCGCCCTGCCAAGCAAGACCTCTGTCTGCACCGATTTCTCTTGCAATTGTCGATTTCCCAGTGCCGTTGTTGCCATAGATGAAATTGATAAAGGTGGGGGAGAGAGGTACATTGTGAAATGTAGCGGCATCAAGAGTGATGTGCTCAACCGCTGCAGTCATTTTAGTATTCATCCTCATTCCTCCCTGTACTACTTATGTTTTTTTGTGATTCCGAGTTTCTCGGTGTTGCCGAATAGGTCCCATCACTGTCACCTTCAAGTCCCGGAAGCGCAAGAATCTCCTTGCCGGCGATACCTTGCAAATCACCGCTCATACCGTAAAGGCTGCTGGTTACCTTCTGGAGGATTTTCTCCTGCGTAGCCCACCGTTTTTGAGTTTGTTTTTTTTCGGTATCGAGTTGTTTTGCCATTTCGTCGTAAGACTCAATGATATACCTGATGCGGTTGCTGAATTCGCCACCCGTCAGGTAGTTATAAATCATCTCGATTTTCACGTCCTTGCCCTCGACGTTACGGTTGGCAATCGCTACTTTGACACAGACCTCGCGCAAAAAAGTAGCGAGCATTATGGTGTAACGGGGCTTAACGAGCCAGACGTTATCCGCAAGTTGTTTGAAATCGTCACCGCCGCCGTCTGTGGGGTTAAACACAATCACGCCGATTTGGGCTTTCTCGATCGCCAGCTCATCTTTCAACTTCCCAAGCCAGCCTGCCTGATAAGTCTTGGCGTTCTTGCATTCCCATAAAACCAGACCGCAGTTTTGGTAGAACTGCTCGTTGATAACTTGCCGAATGTCAGAGCCGCGCTCGCCTTTCTTTACCTCGTCGATGGTGTCAAAAGGAAAGGAGGCGCGTAAGGCTTGCTCGATATCCATTTCGAGGATTTCACCCTGTAACTGCTGTGAGCCTTGTTCTGCCACCTGTTTAGCGGTGGTAAGCTGCTCGCGCAGTTTGTTGATGGTTTCTTCCTGCTCGCGGATTTTAGTGTTGAAGTCTTCCGAGGCTCTTTGAGCCGCTTCCTCACGGATGAGTTTCTCTTTTCCCAAGAGTTCCTTACGGGCGGCAAGTTCGGCGTCTTCTTTGGCTTTATTTGCCTTGCTTAACTCTTCAAGCAGAGATTTTAACTGCTCGCGCAGTTGTTTCTCGCTTTCCTTAGCGCTTTCAGCTTGACGGCGGAGTTTTTCGGTTTCAAATTCAGTGGACTGCTTCGCCTTTTCGACCTCAAGCTCAGTGGATTGTTTTGCTTTTTCCAGTTCAAGCTTAGCTGCTTGCCGTTCCCGCGAAAGCTGAATTTCAGCCGCTTGTTGCGCCTCGATCAAGGCGCTTTGTACCGCTTGATTGATTTTCGCTTCGGCTTGAACATCAAATTCCTTCCGCAATGTTTCAGATTGTTCGAACTTAGCCCTCAGCAGTTCCTCTTCAATCTGATGGCCAATGGCATCGGATATCTCAAAGGATTTCTTGCAATATGGGCAAGTAATAGTTGAGTTCATATCTTTACTCCTTAGTCAGCAAATTTCTTGAAGTTTTCTGCCTGCTCCAGAACCTTTTCAAACACTTCCTCATCCCATTCGGGCGGGTAGCCATTTTTATAGAGCAACACAGTTAAATCCATATTCAACTGGTTCTTAATGTCGGCGCGGGTCGACCAGTCGGCGAATTGCGCTTTATCATCTACCAGCTTTTTAATTTCCTTAGCAAGCACAAGGCACTTCTCGTCGGCATACGGGAAACCATGATCGTCACGTACTTTGACGAGAATGTCATAGAATGCCTTCTCCTCATAGGTGATGCCCAATGCTTCGAAAGAGGTCTTATCCGCTTGAAGGTCAGAGAAAATTTTAATCAGTTCATCTGACAATCCATTGATGAAGTCAGCAACAACCACGCTCGTGAAAACCAACTTGTCGCGATTGTTGTAATTATCAATCACAGCTTTCAGCCGTTTGTCAAACTCAATCGCCTTGACCTTGTTGACCTTACCATAGCCGGATATTGCCTTGCGGAGCAGTTTCAATAGAGCGTTGAATTTTGAAATTGGCAGGTTAATCTCATCAAGCTGCTTCATAAACTCGTCACTGAACAAGTCTTCCGGCTTGCCTGCGTTAACGATGTTTTCAATGCCAGTGCAAGTGATAGCATCTTGCACCATTTTTTCGACCACGCGGTTCATCACTTCGGCGTCGGGCGCGTCGCCTTTTGTCTGCTTATAGATGATGGAACGAATGGCAAGAAAAAACTGCGCCTTTGCCGTTTCGGTTTCGGTCAATTCTCCGGACGGGAAGCAAATCTCATATGCCGCTTTCATCTTACGAGAGAGGCTCATAAAGCGGCTTTCCATTTCTTTGCGGATTTGCACATATTCTGCAGCGGCATCCAGGCAAAGCAACCGTTCCAACGGCGCACCTGAGTAAAAATTCGTAGCATCGAAGGCATGAAGCAACTCATCAATAAGGGCCAGATGGTTTCGGAAAACCGCTAACGAGATCGCAATCTCGTCCACTGGACTCTCCAGCGGGCTGCCGTATTTCTTTATGGCCTCGAGCATATCTTGCTTGATGCCGATATAATCGACCACCAAGCCCATATCCTTGCCGTCAAAAACGCGGTTGACGCGAGAAATCGTCTGAATCAGCGTATGTTTTTGCAACGGCTTATCAATGTACATAACCGCCAAAGAAGGCACGTCAAAGCCTGTGATCCACATATCGACGACAATCGCGATTCTGAAGTTGGAGTTGTTGTTTTTGAACTGCCTATCAAGCATCTGCCGGTAATCCTTCGTACCGCAGAGATCGTAAAGTTCTTTCTCGTCGTTATCGCCTTGGGTTGCCACGAGTTTAATCTTTTCCAACGGTATCAATTTCTCCAACTGCGGCTTTGAGAGGGTTGCTTCGTTTTCGGATTTGCGAGGCTTGTTCCATTCAGGGCGAAGCGCAATTATTTCTTTTAATAGACGGAAAGCGAGCGTCCTATCGGCGCAGACAATCATCGCCTTCTGCACGATTTTCGGCTTTTGGGCGGTCAATGCTTCGTAGTGGGTAACGATGTCCACCGCAAGTCGTTTCAAGCGGTCGGGGTGACCGAGAACACGGCGCATTTCGCTCATTGCCTTCTTGCTCTCTTCAACCTGTTCGGGGTTGGAACCATCCTCCGTGCATTTGTCGTAGTATTGTTGTATCTCACGCGCCTGTTCATCAGAGAGTATAACTCTTGCCAAGCGTGGCTCATAAGAGATGCGGACAGTTATGCCGTCATCGCTCGATTCTTTCATCGTGTAGCTGTCCACGACTTCGCCGAACACAGCAATAGTTTCGTCAATTGGCGTACCCGTGAAGCCACAATAGGTTGCGTTCGGGAAGCTGTCACGCAGATATTTGGCAAAGCCAAAACTCGTGTACACGCCCTTGGCGGTCATTTTCAGCTTCGAGCCTACACCCGTTTGCGTCCGGTGTGCTTCGTCAGAAATGCAGATGATGTTAGAGCGGTTGGACAGCAAACCGGTCGATTCGCAGAATTTCTGGATGGTTGTCATGAACACGCCACCGCTCTCGGCACCGGTCACGTTGTATGGCGCGCGTTCCTCTGCTACCATTTGGAGAGCTGATGTCTCAGTACCCAATGCCTCCTGTAAATCTTTTCTGCTTTCAATGCTCCGCACGTTGTTGTCGTGCAGATAACGTTTGGAGTAAACAAACAATTCCGATGTTTGTCTGTCCAAATCCTCGCGGTCGGTGATGATGACCATAGTCGGGTTATTAAAAGCATCCCTGTCGCGCAAGCCAAGCAAGCGGGAGAGGAAAAGCATTGTATAGGTCTTGCCGCAACCAGTCGCACCGAAGTATGTACCACCTTTACCATCACCATCTGGTTTTAAATGCACCTTAATGTTTTCGAACATCTTCCGTGCAGCAAAGAACTGCGGATAGCGGGTGACAATGGCATTTTCCTTTGCATTGTCATCGGGATAGTAAACGAAGTCACGGAGGATAGCGATAACACGATCTTTGGCAAATGCGCCCTTAATCATAGTGAGGAGAGCCGCGATGCCGTTGCTGACTTTCTCTTCGTCGTTAATTTTATTCCAGGCATAGTAATATTCATACGGCGTAAAGATGCTGCCCATTCGGGTATTGGCACCGTCGCTAATGACGGACAGAAAGCAGTATTTCATCAGCTTGGGGATGTCACGGCAGTAGCGAATGGTTATCTGCTCCCAAGCATCGTGAGTGGTTGTATTTTCCTTGATGGCGGACTTGAATTCAAAAATTGCCATGGGGATGCCGTTGATAAATAGAATCAAATCAGGGCGGCGCAAACGCTCGCCTTGCACCGAATACTGGTTGACCACCTTGAAGACGTTATTTTCTGGCACCTCAAAATCTATGTAATTGATGTGCAAGGCAAGTTTCGTGGGGTCGTCGCGCAATAGGTCAAAGCCCTCGTTCGCAAGCAGGAAAACCTCGCGGTTGCACTGATACAACGGTGCAGAAGGAATATTCTCAAGGCGTGCGATGACCTTTTCTATTTCGGCTACCGTAAGGTCAGGGTAGTGCGCAGAGAGAAAGGAACGTAAGTCGCCCTTGAGTAATATTTCCTCGAACCCGCGATGAATCGTCTCGCCGAGGACGTAATCATAGTCCTGCTCGGTGAACAGGCTGATAATCGCCGACTCCAGTTCTGCTTCGGTGAATTGACCTCTGACAAAATTTAAGTTCACGGCGTTCACCTCCATTCAATTTAGGTATTGAAGCGCAGAGGCAATCAACGACATACAGCGGTTAAATATGTAGTCGAAGTGTCTGCTGTCTGTTATATCTATTTTATTAGTTTCATGATGGCGAATTCTGAAGTCATTGCCAATGGCTGTCAATGACTTGAACTCATCCTCAAACAGCTTGACGAATTCGGTCTGCCCACAGCTCATATCTGTAACGATTTTCGTTGCTGAACCTTTCTTGTCCAGCGTCGTGTAATAGGTCTTTAATCTCTCAAATGCATCCCATAGCTTTTCCACGGAAGAATTTCTCGCTGCTGGGTTTGGCTGCTTAAACATGAAGATGGCTTCATTAAGCAAATTTCTAATTCCCGGCTCTTTTACCGCCGCTACATTCTTTTCGATTTGCGGCGACAATACATCGTATTCAGTCACACGCTCAACTACCATCTGGTCAGTCAGGGTAAACAGCAGCCCGGTCTTTTTAAAGATGCCGTTTATCTCATTACGGAACGCATCCGCTATGCCGGCCGTGTCTAAGAGCTGGATATGATTATGCCCGAAGTAACTATGGAAACTGCCCATTGCTATATCTCTACAGTTCTGCCCGATAAATTCAATCAAGTCCAACAGGGCGAACTGGTCATATTCATCTGAATCTCCATAGTAGCCGCTGTTCGGCTTTGTGATGCGCCCCTGCAAATTCCGATAGAGCGTTGGGATGTCAAACTTCATATGAATACTGAACTGCTGAAAGTCCAGTCCACAGCAACCTTGCCCGTCAGGGCATTGTTCAGGGAATTTCCATGCAATGTTATCATAATATTTTTCACAGCAATCGAATAACAGGCTATACATCTCGACAGTTATAGTCGAAGTACGCTCAATCGGTGTTCTCATCCCGTGTCTTTCGGTATAAAGTGCCATTTTCAGCACCTCCTCCAAAAGTGCAGACACTGTCTGCACTTTTTAATTTCTCACAGCATGTTGCGAGTTTTACGCGCTCGCTTCCTCAAGAGAACCTTTTATCAGTATCGGGCAGATATCTTTCAGCATATTGCCCAGTATTGTTATGTTTTTTAAGATCAAGTGACGTGCGTTGTAAAAATTTACAACAGCTTGTTGCTTTTCAACTGATGGCAATGGGATTTCAATTTCATAGAAGCGTGTCAACTCTAAACTTGCCCGAACACTGCTGTCGCTGATAAACCACCCATAACGATCGCTTTCGCTTCGGCTAAACCAAAGCATAATGTATTCTGCAAGTGCAGATTCATCTTTCATCTGCAATACGGAGTAGGCGGGTGAAATGACAACCGGTTCGTCCTCGTGAAACAGAGCGATGCGAATACACTCATCACGCCCAGTCTGCATTGCGCTGTAAGCAAACTGATCTTTACGAATGACCTTATATTTCGTTAAATCGGTTGTGCTGAGGTTAGCCACTGAAGGCATAAACTCCTTATTGATGTTGATACCCTGCACATTTGTAATTTCACCAACGCAATTGCGGGTATCGGTTTCATCAAGCAAATACCCGACTGGCACACGGGGAGCAGTATGCTTGAACTCCTCAATGCTTGCGGCAATCGCAGTGTTTAAATCCTCAAGCCCGCTCTCATACGCCCGCTGATTAGCAAGCATGGAGTTGTAGACATCAACATATTTCTGTTGAATAGGGAGGGGTGGGAGGTCTATCGTAATGTCGCACATATCTTCCCAGGAGAACGCTTCGCGCGCCGAACCCCACGAGTTAAAACGAGCGTAACGGTCGAATTCCGGGCGATTGAAGTACATATAAAGGTAGTCCGAGTTTAGATTCTCTGTATCAGAAACACGAAAGACCACTGAGATAGATGATACAAGAAACGTCTGCTCCGTAGTGTTGTAGCCGAGTGACATTTTATCACCGCGCCGCGAAGTATCCGGCACATAGGCGAAGTGGTGCGGCGGCAATAACTTATAGGAAGTCATACTCACTCCATCCAAGTTTGCCTTAGTAGAAATAATCTGCTTGGCAGTCGAAAGCCCAACAACGGCAGTTTCGTCATACAATCCATCAGCGTTGCGGAGGTCGGATGGCTCGATATATTTTCCGAGTTTAACCAATCCCATACCCAATCCTCCTGAACGCTTCTTCGAGCATGGTCTGTGAATGCTTCTCCGCTTTCAGCACCTCACGCATTTTATCCTGTATTCGTTTCATCTCACTGGCATAGTTAATCTCCAAGTCGTGGTCGATGAACTCGATGTATTTGCTAGGTGCAAGTGAGTAATTCTGCGCTGCGATTTCAGCTTTCGTCGCAGATTTGCACAGTTCCGGCACATCGGCATAGCCATCGCCCGTCTGCCAGTCGGTGTATATCTTCTTGACCGCGGCGATTTGTTCGTCGTCAAACTGGACGTACTTCTTCTCATATATGTTCGTGTTCCAGCGGCGTAGGTCAACAAAAAGCACCTCGCCACGATGGTCTCGGATAGTTCGCTCGTTAAGTGTACGGGCTTTTTTGTTGTTATTTAGTATCCAAAGCGTTACGGAGATGTCCGTGGAATAGAACATCTCTCGGGGTAGGACGATAATCGCCTCAACCTTGTCGTTATCCACCAGTTGTTTGCGAATATCAGCTTCCACGCCGGGGGAGTTCAATGCACCATTGGCGAGAAGAAAGCCCGCAATGCCGTTCGTCACGTCAAGTTTTGAGAGCATATGCAGAATCCACGCATAGTTGGCGTTGGACACCGGCGGTGCGGTGTAGCCGTCCCATCGGGTATCGCCGTTAAGCTTGTCCTGCGTCACACCCTGCGCGTTCAGCTTCAGGTTGAACGGCGGATTCGCCATGATGAAGTCTACTTTTTTGTCCTTATGCAAATCTTCGGCAAAGGTGGATTCAGGTCGTTCGCCAAGGTTGTGGGCAATACCGCGAATTGCAAGATTCATCTTTGCAAGTCGCCAAGTGTCCTGGTTGCGCTCCTGCCCGACTACCGAAACTTTCAAACGATCGCCGTTGTGCCGCTCTACAAACTTGATAGAGGAAACGAACATACCCGCCGAACCGCAGCATGGGTCGTAAACGATACCGGAATATGGCTCTATAATCTCGGCGATAAGCTGTACGATGCTCGCAGGGGTGTAGAATTCACCCTTCTCGTTGCTCGTGCCAGAGTCGATGGCGAAGACCTGCAGGAAGTATTCGTAAACGCGTCCGATTAAATCACGGTCGTGGAAACGCTTCTCATCGATTTTGTTGACCTCGTCGATGAGAGCCTTCATCTGTTCTGGACGTGTACCAAGCGTGGCATAGAAGTTCTGGGGCAGCGCGCCTTTGAGCGGAGGGTTGCCGTCCTCGATATCCTTCATTGCCGTGTCTATGATAACCGCGATGCCGTCCGCACTTGCATTTTTGACGATATAACTCCACCGCGAGGTTTCGTTCAGATAGTACACACTCTTAGCCGCATAAAAAGACTTCTTTTCCAAGAATGCCGGAACGTCGCCATACTCTGCGCTTATTTCAGCGCGACGTTTGTCAAACTTGTCCCCAGCAAATTTCAGGAATACCAAGCCCATAACGGCGTCACGATTCTTTTCATTACCGCCGACCGTCCCGCGCAGGGCGTTGCGGCAGTTCCACATGATCGATTCGAGAGATTGCGCGGTTGTAGCCGTTTTCTTTGCCATATAAGTGACTCCTTATTTTTTCAATTCTATTTATTCCTTAATCTTACCCTCACGCACCCATTCGTCTACCTCAGAGATCTTGAACTTATACCGCTTGCCCGCGCGGTAGAAGGGCAGCTTGCCTTCTTTAACCCACGTCCGAACAGTATCTTCGCTCACGGATAGGTGGGCGGCGATATCTTCAAGGTTAACCCACTTCTCAGGTATGACGTTCTCAGGTTCGTTACTCATTTGGAATCCTCCTTAATTTCATGCTGGAAAGGATAACACTATCAGTCTTGATGCAGGTGTGTTATTTCCAGTTTTGCTACGGCTTAGTGCGGATTATGTAGGAGCAAGCACACTAATTCCCGCAGCCTTCAATTCTTCTATCAAGTTGACCTTCTTGATTGCCCAGTGGGTGCGGTTCAATTCGTTGAACGAGGATGCGCCTTGCAGGGCAATTTTGGAGGCAATCTCATTCAGCTTTTGCTGCGGTACAGTCCACAGTGGACGGAAATAAATCTTGATACCGTTATCTTGAATCTTCACGCCGGTCACAAGCCCAAAGCAGGCTTGATGGTCATCGTCGGTTTTGCCGTAGTCGTGGTTTTCACTCACAAAGAGGGACGGGAAGGTCTTGATTTGCAAAACCGCCTCCTCGCTTAAAGCGGAGAACTGCGCCTTGACTTCCGGCGACATACTTTCCGTCAACGCCCGATCCTTGGGAACGGTAAAGTGTCCATCGCAGAATGTTTCGTTGCCAATAACAAACAGATTATAGTAGTCCATATTGAGGGCGACGCTTGTGTTAACAATGCCGCCCGCCCCCGGAGACATCATAGGAATGATGAGATTCACAACATTATTTACGTTGTTTGCCTGCGCGACTTGCACACTCCTTTCGCCCGTTTGTGCGAAGACTGTAGCGTTCGCCGGTAAGTTTTCTAATGGAAGTGTTTTTAGTTTATTGTTCACTTTTACCACCTCCGCTGTTGTTTATCGTAAGCGTGCCGATACTGCCGATTTGAATACTGTTACTCCCGTACTGGTTAAAGACGAACGGATTGTTAACCGTTTGGTTCGTTGTCTTTGAAGAGGCATCCTCAGAGGCATCTTTCACGAATGGTTCGCCGTTTTCTGCTGATGGTTCGCTTTCGACTGTAGTGGTAGTTTCCGGTTCTATATCACTGTCCGCCATTTCAAGCAACATTACGTTGATAGGCTTGGTAACGTTAACGCCCATAGTGCCAGTATACTTTCTTTCTGCTCTGCCCCTTGACGGACACCAAATGTCGTAGGTGGCTTTGCCAGACTTGTTATCTGGTCTGTTTACAATGACAAAGTGCCAAACGCCCAACAGAAATGTCTGCAAGCAGAAGTCGCTCATGTCACGGAGAGCGGCTTTTGTTATGCCATGTCCATTTTCGGCTATGTAGAACTCTTGACTGTCGTCAATGCTCTGGTCGGCATTTATTAGGTCAAGTAATGCCTTTACAAGCCAGACCTCTTGGGCCGTGCTTGTTCCAACATCAAGAAAACGGCTGACAAAATCACCCATTGTTCTTAATGGCGTGAGATACTGCGTCTTTACGCGGTTATCGAATGCCGTTACTGTCTGATTGAACAGAAAAGAAAGATTGGTGCCATTGTTTTCGCATGACTTGTAATCGGACACATTTGTGCTAAATGTGTCCTTGTTTTTTGGTTCGGAGTACTCAGGGTAAACCACTCTGCCGAGACCTGCGAGGGTTTCAGGCTGTGATAGACCGTCGAGTTCGCCCGCATGTTGGCTGCGCTTACTTGTTCGCTGATTCCGTGCTTCCAGAATCAGAGTAAAAAACGTGCCGCCGCATAGCACGGGATAAACGATGTTTGACACTCATTTGCCTCCATAGAAACTCATTTACTCTATTAACCCTATTAACGCAGTTGTCAATTGACTACCACCCAATAAACTTCAAGTTAGCCCTTAGAGAGCAATCTCTGGGGGCTTTTTTTGTTGCTTCAACAAAGACAACCTTCGCTTTATTTTCCGCGACAAAAAAGAACAAACCCCACTAAACCAGCATAATTCCTGCTGTCCCGAATGTCAAGAAAATTTGCAAATCAATGGAGGAAATCCGGATGAAAACAACACAAGCCCAAGCCCGCCCGCCGCCTTGCGTCCGACCCGGAAGCCATGCTCACGGCTTGGACGAGCCATCAATCTGAAAAAACTAAGGAGGCAATTTAATGAGTAAAAAAACGTTCAAACCCACGCCCATCCCTTACTTCAGCAAGCTCGGCAAGCCAATGGAATACTACATCCTCCCGGAGGAGGGCAAGCAAGAAACCAAAGCCACACGGGCAGAGTGTCTTGCTCGCACCGATGACCCCGTTATCGAGTTACCGCAACGGTGGTATGTAGACGAAGAAGCTGGTCTTGTCGTCCGTTTGCCGCGCAATCAAATAGGTGAAGACCTCGCCCGCGACAACATGCGATTCATCTGGCGTGAAGCCAAACACATCGAGCGGACATGCTCATGTGTCCTAAAAGGCACGGACAAATGCCAAGGCTGGAAGCCCGACGCGGACGGCTTTGTGGAGTGCGTCTGCTGTCAACATACCAACCTAAGTCGCACGGTCGAACTGGATATGCACTTCCGGTGTGATAACGGTGGCGAAGGGGACAGCCCGGAAGTCCGTTTTGAAATCGCCGATCCGATCGACATCCAATCGGTGATAGAGGACCAAGCCCTGCTGGATACCCTCTACGCTGCCCTCGCAACCCTCGCCCAAGAAGACCTCGACCTGATAAAGGACATCTTTTGGAACGGCAAGACTGAGCGTGAACTCGCTACTCTGCTTGGTTTGAAAGAACCCAAGAGCGTAAACAAGCGTAAGCACCGCGTTCTGGAGATTCTGCGGAAAAACGAAGCTCTAAAGGGATTCTTCGAATAAACGACCGCCGACCGGTACGCAAACCGCCTCTTGCCGTCTGTAGAGGGTGAGGGGCGGCAAAACGTCCCGGAAACGGAGGTAGACCTGATGCAAACAAAGGCAAAAAACACAGATACGGACTTGTGCGACGACGGCCTTAACGAGGAGCTCGCAGGCATCCTGACCGCGATCAGTATCGTGTCGAAGCGCCTGGCCCAAAAGCTGAGTGTGCTTCAAAGGCGGGACGAGAGATCCGAGAAAGGAGGTGACCAAGATGAGCAAGACGAGTGAAATCGACCTCTGCATCGGCGAACTGCGGACAGCCGCACAGTCGCTTGCGGCAGTGGCGGACAGCCTGACGTCGCTCTTTGATGCAAGCATAGGCCCGGCCGGAATGTTCGTCCAGGGCGGCGAGGGTAATGACCAGAAGGCTAACGTCGAATCCGTCAATGCCGAAGACGGCAAAGTGAAAACTGCGCAGTCAACCGAACCAAAGCCGAAGCCTGTCACATTGGCGCAGGTGCGAGCTATACTCGCAGAAAAGTCCCGCTGCGGTCACACCGCTCAGGTTCGGGAACTACTGCAAAAGCACGGTGCAGCAAAGCTGTCGGCGATTAACCCGACGGAGTTCGAAGCTCTGCTTAGCGAAGCCGCCGATATCGGGTGCGGGGAAAAAGCAGATGGGTAAGCACGCCCTACTGTCGGCTTCCTCAAGCCACCGCTGGCTGAACTGCCCGCCATCGGCGCGGCTATGCGAGCAATATGCGGATAAGGCTTCCGATTACGCCGCCGAAGGCACGGACGCTCATACCCTTGGCGAGTACAAGCTGAAAACCGCGCTTGGCATCAAGGCGAAAGACCCGACCGCCAACCTCACCTACTACTGCGAGGAGATGAACGATTGCGCGACCGGCTACGCCGCCTACATCCTCGAATTGGTGGAGTCAGCAAAAAAGACCTGCGCCGATCCAGTGGTGCTGATCGAGCAGCGGCTTGACTTCTCCAGGTATGTGGAAGGCGGCTTCGGCACCGGTGACTGCGTGATCATCGCCGATGGCACATTGCACATTTGCGATTACAAGCATGGGGCTGGAATCCTCGTTGATGCTGCCGACAACCCGCAGCTGATGCTGTATGGTTTGGGGGCGTTGGAGTTATTCGACGGCATCTACGACATCAACGAGGTCAGTATGACCATCTACCAGCCTCGCCGCAGCAACGTCAGCACCCACACGGTTTTCAAAGAATCGCTCTACCAGTGGGCGGAGGAAGTCCTGAATCCCGCAGCCGAAATCGCCTATGCCGGTGGCGGTGAATACAACAGCGGCGAGTGGTGCCAGTTTTGCAAGGCAAAGTACGAGTGTAGAAAGCGGGCCGAACGGAATCTGGAACTCGCAAAACTGGAATTCAAACGCCCGCCCCTATTGGAGGACGACGAGATTGAATCCATCCTCGGCAAGATAGACGCCCTTATTTCTTGGGCTTCCGACATCAAGGACTACGCGCTGCAAGCCGCCATCGGCGGGAAACAGTGGTTCGGTTGGAAACTTGTCGAGGGCAAGAGTAGTCGTAGATACGTCAATGACGATGCGGTTGCCCACATGGTGCAATCAGCGGGCTACGACCCCTACGAACGCAAGGTGATGGGGATCACCGCAATGGAAAAGGCGCTCGGCAAAACCAAATTCGTCGAACTGCTCGGCGACTTGGTCGAGAAGCCGCAAGGCAAACCAACGCTCGTGCCGGAGGGGGACAAACGTCCGGCAATCCATACTGCCAAAAATGATTTTATGGAGGGAAAAGACAATGGCTAATCAGACAATGAACCGCAAAAACCCAAACCCCGCCCCGAACCCCACAAAGGTGATCACAGGCGAGGTCAGGCTCTCCTACGCAAACCTGTGGGAACCAAAGTCCATCAACGGCGGCGCGCCGAAATACTCAGTGTCCATCATCATCCCCAAAAGCGATACCCGCACCATTGCCAAGGTAAAAGCGGCGATTGAGGCGGCATACCGGGAGGGCGAGACGAAACTGAAAGGAAACGGCAAGACGGTGCCTGCGCTGCCCGCCCTCAAGACCCCGCTTCGTGACGGCGATACGGAGCGGCCCGACGATGAAGCCTACGCTGACAGCTACTTTATCAACGCCAACAGCGGCACTGCACCCGGCATTGTGGACAGCGCCTGTGAGACCATTATTGAACGTTCGCAGATTTACAGCGGTGTATACGCTCGTGCCAGCGTGAACTTCTTCGCTTTTAACAGCAATGGCAACAAGGGAATCGCCTGCGGGCTCAACAACATCCAGAAACTGCGCGACGGCGATCCGCTCGGCGGCAAGTCCAGAGCCGAGGATGACTTCGCTACAGCCGACGATGACGACTTCCTCAGCTAAAAACGGTTACACAAATTGCGGAGGGCGGCGGGAAACTTGCCGCCCTCTTGCATTATGGAGGGCATATGAAGATTGAAATCTGGAAAGACATTCCTGGTTACGAGGGGCGGTATCAAGCCAGTTCATTTGGAAGAATAAAGAGTCTTGAACGCAAGGTGATAAGCAGAAATTGGTATACACATGAAGTGTTCTATCGGACAGTCCGTGAATGCATTCTACGGCCAGGACGATATTGCAAGTCAGGTCATTTGTCGGTAGTCCTTGGAAAAGGCACGCCTGGCAAGCCTGTTCATCAACTGATAATGCGGACTTTTGTCGGAGACCGGCCTGAAGGCTGTGATGTACTACATTGCGATGGGGATCCGACGAATAACGCGCTTGAGAACCTCCGCTATGGAAGCCGCACGGAGAATATCCTTGATGTCTATCACCAGGGAGGTCGTTGGAGAAAGTTGTCAATGGAAGATGTGAAGCAGATTCGTGCAATGGCAGCCAGTGGCGTAAAAAAGGTTGTACTCGCTAAAAAATTCGACATTGCCTACCCACACGTTTTTGCTGTTATTAACGGAAAGAGGTGCTACTGGTGGGTATAAAACAGATTTCGCTGGATTTGGAAACCTTTTCTTCTGTTGAACTTAAAAAGTCCGGAACATATCGCTATTGTGAGTCGCCGGACTTTGAAATCCTCATATTTGGCTACTCCGTGGACGGCGGCGAAGTACAAGTGGTTGATCTCGCAAATGGCGAAGCTATGCCGGCAGAGGTTGTCGACGCGCTAACGGACAATGCCGTACAAAAATGGGCCTTTAACGCCGCTTTTGAACGCATCTGCCTGTCAAAATGGCTGGGGCTGCCTACGGGTCAATATCTCAGCCCCGCATCGTGGCGCTGCTCGATGGTCTGGTCAGCAGTTATGGGGCTGCCGCTATCGCTTGAGGGCGCGGGCGCGGTCTTGGGCCTTGCGAAACAGAAGCTGGCCGAGGGCAAAGACCTCATCAGATACTTCTGCAAGCCGTGCGCGGCAACCGCCGTCAACGGTCAGCGCACCCGGAATCTCCCCCAGCACGCCGAAGGTAAATGGGCGGCGTTCAAGGCATATAACAAGCGGGATGTGGAAGTTGAGATGTCCATACAGGAGCGGCTTGAAAGGTTCCCCGTGCCGGATTCGATCTGGGGCGAATATGCCCTCGACCAAGAAATCAACGACCGTGGGGTGATGGTGGACAGGACGCTTGTTCAAAACGCCATCGCCGCCGACGCGCGTTCGAGGGCTGAACTCATCTGCCTGATGAAGGAAATCACGAAGCTCGACAACCCGAATTCTGTGGCGCAAATGAAAGAGTGGCTCGCCGACCACGGTCTTGAAACGGATACCCTTGGCAAAAAGGCAGTCGCAGAGCTACTGAAAACCGCGCCGGAGATGCTTGCTCGGGCGCTATCACTGCGGCAGCAGCTCGCAAAGTCGTCGGTCAAAAAGTATCAGGCGATCGAGAATGCTGTCTGCGCCGACGGGCGTACCCGTGGAATGTTCCAGTTTTATGGTGCCAACCGAACCGGCAGATGGGCGGGCCGCTTGGTTCAACTGCAGAACCTGCCACAGAACCATCTGCCTGATCTTGAACAGGCGCGGGCGCTGGTGCGTGTCGGCAACTTTACCGCGCTCGAACTGCTCTATGATTCCGTACCGGAAGTGCTGTCGGAGTTAATCCGCACCGCGTTCATTCCCAGGCCGTCCGCGAAGTTTGTGGTGGCGGACTTTTCGGCCATCGAAGCCCGCGTCATCGCTTGGCTTGCCGGGGAGCGTTGGCGCAATGAGGTGTTTGCATCGCACGGCAAGATTTATGAAGCATCCGCAAGCCGGATGTTCCACGTGCCGATGGAGGAAGTCACCAAAGGCTCGCCTCTGCGGCAAAAAGGCAAGATTGCCGAACTCGCCCTTGGCTACGGCGGCTCTGTCGGCGCGCTGAAAGCGATGGGGGCGCTTGAGATGGGCCTAACAGAGGAGGAGTTAAAGCCGCTGGTCACAGCATGGCGGGCGTCTAACCCGAACATCGTCCGGCTGTGGTGGGACATGGATAAAGCGGCGATGACGGCAGTCAGGGACAGGACGGTCACCGAAACCCACTGCATACGCTTCGGCGTGCAGAGTGGCATTCTCTTTATCACATTGCCGTCCGGCCGGCGGCTTGCCTATGTGAAGCCGCGCATCGGCACTAACCAGTTCGGTTCGGACTGCGTGACCTATGAGGGCGTGGGGGCTACGAAAAAGTGGGAACGGCTCGAAAGCTACGGCCCCAAATTTGTGGAGAACATCGTGCAGGCGATCAGTCGCGATATTCTCTGTCACGCGATGCAGACGCTTCAGCCCTGTCCTATCGTCATGCATGTGCACGACGAGATCGTCATGGAGGCGGATCAGAACATATCACTGCAAACCGTATGCAGCCAGATGGGCCGTACACCGCCCTGGGCGGATGGCCTGTTGCTCTGTGCCGATGGCTACGATTGCCCATTTTATAAAAAAGATTAATGGTCTAGTACGCAAACCCGCTCCTCCTGTCTGTAGAGGGTGAGAGGGACAAAGGACCTCTCGAAAATTCACTTTTCAGGAGGGTCAACATGATAAACGAACTGCAAGTGTTCTCCTACGAGGGAAGCGAAATTCGAACCGTCCAGCTGGGCGGGGAGCCTTGGTGGGTGCTCAAAGACATCTGCGATGCGCTGCAGCTTAGCAACCCCAGCGTGATCGCCGATCGGCTGGACGACGACGAGAAGGCAAAAGTTGAGCCTAAACAATACTTAGGGTCACGCAGCAATGAACCGGCGACGGTCATCAGCGAAAGCGGTCTCTACAACGTGATTCTGCTCTCCCGCAAGCCCGAAGCAAAAAAGTTCAAACGCTGGATCACGCACGAAGTGTTGCCAACCATCCGCAAACACGGCGCGTATGTCACTTCCGACAAACTGGAAGAGATCATCAGCGATCCCGACGCCTGGATTAAAGTGCTGACCGCATTGAAAGATGAACGCGCCGCCAAAGAACGCCTCCAACTGGAAGTCGTCAAAAACGAGCCCAAGGTCTTGTTCGCCGATGCCGTATCGGTCTCAAATGGCACGATCCTCATTGGCGAACTGGCGAAAATCCTGAAAGGCAACGGCATCGAAATCGGGCAAAACCGCTTGTTCGAGAAACTGCGTCAAGATGGCTATCTCATCAAGCGCCAAGGCACGGACTACAACGCCCCGACGCAGAGGGCAATGGAACTGGGGTTATTTCGGGTCAAGGAAACCGCCATCACGCATTCGGACGGTCACGTCACCATCAGCAAGACCACCAAGGTCACCGGCAATGGGCAGCAGTATTTCATCAACCTGTTCCTGGGGAGGAGCGTCGATGGACAGATATAACGCCGAAGGCTATCCGGATCCGACCGCCTACAGCGCTCTTTTGGCAATCCAGCGCGAGGAAAAGGCGAAGCCATATCTCCCGCTCGTTTACATCGCTTCGCCTTTTGCCGGCGACCCGCAGCGCAATGCGGAGCGAGCGCGGGGATACTGCCGTCTTGCGGTCATCAAGGGGTACATCCCGCTTGCGCCGCATCTTCTCTACCCGCAGTTTATGGACGACGATGACCGCGAAACCCGTGAACGGGGGATCTTCTTTGCGTTGGTACTGCTTGGAAAATGCGATGAGATCTGGGTGTTTGGCGAGCGGATGAGTGAAGGCATGGAAAGGGAAATCGCCAAGGCAAGAAAGCGCAATATGCCGATTCGCTATTTTAATAGCCGATGTGTGGAGGTATCCGCAGATGAATGACTACTGCGTGAAAATCTCCGTCTGCAACCGCAAGACGGACAAACGGTATAAGAACCAAGAGAAAACTTGGGGCTATCTGATCGAGCGCAATCGCACCCCGCTCCGCAGCACGGAGACCGCCGAGGAATACCCAAAGATGGCCAAACAAAGGCGTGACGACGCCAAAGATCACGGCGGGTTCGTGGGGGGCTGGCTGAAGGGGGGCGTCCGCAAGAACGGAAGCGTCATCAGCCGGATTATCGGAGCGCTGGATGCCGACAACATCCCCGCCGACGTCGACTTCCCCTTCCTTGTGGAGCTGGCGCTGCCGGATACGGCGTATTTCCTCTACTCTACCCACAGCCATATGCCGGAGGCTCCGAGGTTCAGGCTGGTCATCCTGTTTGGGCGCGAGGTCGCAGAGGACGAATATCCCGCACTCATGCGGATGGTGGCCAAAGAGATCGGAATGGACTACTTCGACGACACTACCTATCAGGCGAACCGCATGATGTACTGGGCTTCCTGCCCTTCAAACGGTGAGTTTGTCTTTTTGGAGAACGATGGCGCGCCGCTTGACCCGGACAAGTACCTCTCCATGTACGCCGATTGGCGCGATGCGAGCCAGTGGCCTGTTTCAAGCCGCCAGTCGGAGGTTGTGAAACGGGAAATCGGCAGACAAAAGGATCCGCTTGAAAAGGACGGTGTGGTCGGTGCGTTCTGCCGCGCCTACGGGATCGAGGCGGCGATGGAGAAGTTCCTGCCTGACCTCTATGAGCCGTCCACGGTAGAAGGGCGATATCAATACAGAGCCGCTGATTCCCTCGCCGGCGTGGTGGTTTACGATGACAAGTTCGCCTACTCCCACCACGCTTCCGACCCGGCAAGCGGGAAACTGCTGAACGCTTTCGACCTCGTGCGCATCCACAAGTTCGGCGATCTTGAGGAGAAGACGTCATTCAAGGCGATGAGCGAATTTGCTGTAAAGGACGCCGCTGTGGGGGCGGTTCTCCTCGCCGAACACCGCCAAAGGGCGGTTTCGGACTTTGCCGCCGGCGACTGGACGAGCGGGCTGACCCGAAACAAACAGGGCGAACTGGAGAACACGCTCGGAAACCTGCTCCTGATTCTGTCGGGCGATGAAGCCCTGGCCGGCATCCGTTTTAACAGGATCGCCGGCCAGATATACGCCGAAGGTCTACCCTGGGAGCGCCGGCACCCTGCTTGGCGTGAGGCCGACACAGCGCAGCTTGTGGCCTATGTGGATTCCCATTACGGAGAGTTCACGGCCCGGAGTTACGAACTGGCCCTCACGAAGGTTGCCGATGACCGCGCCTACCACCCCATCCGCGACTACCTTGATGCGCTGCCACCCTGGGACAAAACTCCAAGAGTCGATACGCTGTTCATCGACTACCTTGGAGCCGAAGACACGCCGTACAGCCGTGCGGTTACGCGAAAAACGCTGGTGGCGGCGGTTGCCCGCGTGAAAAGCCCCGGAATCAAGTTTGACAGCATCCCTGTTCTAAGCGGCAATCAGGGGATTGGCAAGTCCACCCTCATCGCCCGCCTTGGTCGCGAGTGGTACTCCGACAGCCTATCCATATCGGATATGAAGGACAAAACGGCACCTGAAAAACTGCAGGGAAACTGGCTGCTTGAACTGAGTGAGATGGCGGGCATCAAGAAAATGGACGTGGAAACCGTGAAATCCTTTGCCAGCCGCATCGATGACAAGTACCGCCCTTCCTACGGGCGGGTGGTTGAAAGTCACCCACGGCAATGCATTATCATCGGCACGACGAATAGCGATGGCGGTTTCCTGCGGGACGTTACCGGCAACCGCCGCTTCTGGCCGATCAGGGTCACGGGTGGCGGAACAAAACGGCCATGGGATTTGGACGACGCAGAAGTCGGCCAAGTCTGGGCCGAAGCGATCGCCCTGTTTGAAGGCGGTGAGGAACTTTACCTCAAGGGCGACGTGGCGGACCTCGCGGCAGACGAGCAACGCAGCGCCATGGAAACCGATGACCGAGAGGGCTTGGTGGCGGCTTACCTTGAGACCCTGCTGCCGGATAACTGGGACGGTATGGACTTGTACAGGCGCTTGGAATACCTGCGCTCACCCGGCGACCCGACAATGGCAATCGCCAAGGTGCGCCGCACACAGGTCAGTAACATCGAGGTTTGGTGCGAGTGCTTCGGGCGCGGACGCGACGCCATCAAAAAAGCTGACTCCTACGAGATTGAAGCCATCATCAAAAGCATCGGCGGCTGGGAGCGGTACGCGGGCGGTAAGACCGGCAAGAAGAATCTCCCGATCTACGGCATCCAGCGGGTCTACGTGCGAGAGGAGTAACTCGTTCGGGATTTGCCGATTGTGCCGGTTAGGGCGTCGGCACAGAACATCGGCATGGTCGATAGGCCCCGATTCCGCCAGTAAAGAAAGCTCTTTGTGCCGATGTTGCCGATAAAAACCTACTCCTTTTCATTTTGTATGTATTAGGTAGGAATAGGAATGGGTAGGCGCTTGTATATGCGCGCGTAGGATATATAGACACAATGGTCAATTGGGCAACAATCGGCAATGGGCAAAAGGGAGGGTCGTATGCGAGAGAAAACATTGGAGCGCAAACTCACAGAAGCGGTCAAGGCAATGGGAGGTATCGCGCCTAAGTTCGTAAGCCCCGGTTTCGCGGGGATGCCTGACCGCCTGGTGCTTCTGCCTGATGGAAAGTGCGGATTTGTTGAAGTGAAGCGGTGCGGCGAGAAGCCCCGGCCATTGCAGGAGGCGAGGCATGGGATGCTCAGGCGGCTGGGCTTTAAAGTATATGTTCTGGATTGTGCAGGACAGATCGAGGAGGTGCTTCATGAAATATCAACCGCATAGCTATCAGGAATATGCTGCGGAGTTCATTGAGACGCATCCCGCTGCCTGCCTGCTGCTTGATATGGGGCTTGGCAAAACGGCGATAACGCTGAGCGTCATAAACGACCTGCTGTTCGACAGCTTTGAAGCCCACCGCATTTTGGTGATTGCTCCTCTTCGTGTTGCCCGCGACACGTGGCCGGAGGAACTGCGAAAGTGGGAACACCTCTCCGGCCTCGAGTTCTCCGTGGCGGTCGGGACTGAAGCGGAGCGCAAGGCGGCCTTATGGAAAAGGGCCGACATCTACATCATTAACCGCGAGAACGTCCAGTGGCTGATTGAGGAAAGCGGACTGCCCTTTGACTATGACATGGTGGTGGTCGATGAACTGTCCTCGTTCAAGTCGCACCAGGCAAAACGCTTCAAAAGCCTGATGAAAGTCCGGCCCAAAGTGAAGCGAATCGTCGGGCTGACCGGGACTCCCTCAGCGAACGGCTTAATGGATTTGTGGGCTGAGTTTCGGCTGCTGGACCTGGGGCAGCGGCTCGGGCGGTTCATCGGAAACTTTCGTGAGACCTATTTTACTCCCGACAAACGGAACCAACAGGTGATCTTTTCCTACAAGCCAAAGCCCGGAGCGGAGGAGGCGATCTACCGCCAGATCGCCGACATCACGATCAGCATGAAGAACACGGACTATTTGAAGATGCCTGAGTTGATGATGAACGAAATCCCTGTGCGGTTATCTGAGCCAGAATGGCAACACTACCAAACACTCAAGGGCGAAATGGTGCTGTCTTTGAACGGCAGGGACATCGATGCCGCGAATGCCGCCGCCCTGTCCGGCAAACTGCTGCAACTGGCAAGCGGCGCGGTCTACGGTGATGAAGGCGCGGTGATCAAAATTCATGACCGCAAACTGGACGCGCTGGAAGACCTCATCGAGGCGGCAAACGGCAAGCCGGTTCTTGTCGCTTATTGGTTCAAACATGACCGGAAACGGATACTGGAGCGCTTTCAGGCTGAGCAGCTGGATGGCGAAAAATCCATTCGCCGCTGGAATGCCGGCGAGATTCCGCTGGCGCTGATCCATCCAGCATCAGCCGGTCACGGCCTGAACTTGCAGATGGGCGGATCCACGATAATCTGGTTTAGCCTGACCTGGAGCCTGGAACTTTACCAGCAGACCAATGCAAGGCTCTGGCGTCAGGGTCAGAAAGAAACGGTGGTGATTCATCATTTGGTTGCCAAAGACACGATTGACGAAGATGTGATGGCGGCGCTGACGAAAAAGGACGCGGGTCAGGCGGCGCTGCTGCAAGCGGTAAAAGCAAGAGTGGGGAGGAATGAACAATGAGTATGGATGATATCGGGGCCAGAAGACTCATGGCCAGTATATTGAAAAAAGCCTGCGACGATTATGCCGGCGATAAAGGTTGCCCAGAGTGGTGTGCTTTTAAGGACTCCTGCCAATTGAACCAAACGGACGCGCATCACTGCGACGCCAAACGATTTATCCATTCCGCTTGGTGCGCGACGCTTTGCGACGGACTGGATGTTGACCATGAAGAATATGTGGCGGTATGCATCAAAAAGCATCGGCTGAGCAAAAACACGTTCAAGTATGTTGAACAGGAAATCCGTCAGTACAAAAACAACCTGAAGGAACTGAACCGGCTCAAAAACGAGATCATTCAGGAAACGACGGAAAAGCAAAATGGCCGCAGCAGCGGTCTGGGCGACAGCACGGCAGCCAAAGCGGTGAAATTGAGTATGGACCGGAAAATATCCGAACTGGAGAAAAGCCAAAAAGCAATCGAAACCATCTACGACCGGCTCTGCCAGGACAAGCAGTCGGTGATGGAAGAATACTGGCAAAGCCGCTATACGAATGCGGGCCTGGCATATAAGCTGGGGGTGGATGAGCGGACGATTCGGCGCTGGAAGCAGCAAATCGTATATTTGGTTGCGGCGGAGCTAAATTATTTGTAAAATGTCCGCCGATGTCCGTTTTGGGGTGTTTTTAGGGTGTAGGATTATATCATGGGAGAATTTAAAATGCAGAGGACCCTTGAAGCAGGAGCTTTGAGGGTTTTTCTTTACGCAAAGGTGGCTCACATACATGCCAATGAAGCCCAAGCGTCCGTGCAAACATCCCGGCTGTCCCCGTTTGACAGGCGGTCAATACTGCGAACTTCACGCCAAAGTTCATGCTGGTGATCGAGCCAGCGCCTTTGAACGCGGCTACAGCCATCGCTGGCAAATAGCAAGGAAGCGGTTCTTGGCAAGCCACCCTCTTTGCGCCCTCTGCGAACAGTCAGGAAAACTGACGCCGGCATCGGTGGTCGATCATGTCCAACCGCACCGGGGAGACAAGGCTCTGTTCTGGGACGAGAGAAACTGGCAACCGCTTTGCAAAAAGTGTCACGATCGGAAGACGCGACTCGAAGATCAGTTCCCGAACTACGAGTATTAAAAAAAGAGTACTGGTTTTGCCAGTACCAAAGTTGCCCGTTTGGATTAGTCTATTATATAAACTTGGCTTGTTTCAACTCCGATTTCATCATTATCATCGTCCCAATAAATAAATTCTACAGGTACATCAGCCGGAATACGAGAATGGAGAAATGCGATTAGAAAAGTAGCCTTTGCCCGGCTAAATACAAAAATATCTTTGCCAGCAAATTCGAACATGTGTTCAATACCGATAGTTTGTATGCCGATTGACAATACAGGGCCTGATCTGGATTCATCACCCAACACTTTTACTCCATTACTTATTAATAGATCTTCTAGTGTTTCATAATCATCAAGAGTCATCGCATCACACCCTTTACCAATTGCGATTTACTATGCTAATTATTTCAATAAAATTCAGGAAAATCCTTTCTTGAGTTTCGTTTTCCGCACGCAATAATGGGCTATGTATTGTCATCGTCTAAATCACTACCCAATATTAAATCAAGAATCAAGCGAATACGGTTGGGAGGGGCGGGTCAAATCTCTACAGCCGCATGGGCCAGGACCGTCGCCCCCCTTCGCGCGAAATTTCGCGGAATCAATAGGCCCGGGGGAGGGCGTTTCTTCCGGAATTAGAGCGCGCAGACATTGTAAGTACAAGGCGCTTGCGCGTTTTTTGTTGCGCGAAAAAGTATGGCGTAGAGAAATCGAAACAAAGGGGGCTGCCTGGTGACGCCGGCGCAAAAGGAAACCGTATACAATCTACGGCTGCAAGGGCTCGGATATAAAGCCATCGCCCGCGAACTGCTGCTTAGCGTCGATGCGGTCAAAAGCTATTGCAAGCGGCATCACCTAATTGGTCCGCCGGAAGCGGTGCAGAAAAACGTTCAGGTGATCGAAGAACGACATGGCCTTTGCCCCCAGTGCAAACAGCCGATTCGGCAGAAAAAACGCGGCCGGAGCAAGCGGTTTTGCTCGGATGATTGTCGCTACGGTTGGTGGAAGGCGCATCCGGAAGCGTGCCAAAAGAGGGAAGCGGCTATTTATCAGTATACCTGCCAATATTGCGGCAAAGTGTGCACGACCTACGGTAACAAGAACCGGAAATACTGCAGCCACGACTGCTATATCAAAGCAAGATTTTGGGGAGAAGAAGATGGAATTTAAGAAACTGCCCATCGACAACCTGGTGCCGGCCAGCTACAATCCACGCAAAAAACTCAAACCCGGCGACAGCGAATTTGAAAAGATCAAAAACAGCATTGCCGAGTTTGGCTATGTGGATCCGGTGATCGTCAACCGCGATTTGACGGTTATCGGCGGACATCAGCGAATCACGGTGCTGAAAGCACTGGGCTATAGCGAGAGCGACTGCGTGGTCATCGACATCGACAAAACCAAGGAAAAAGCGCTCAATGTGGCGCTCAATAAAATCAGCGGCGAATGGAACAAAGAGCTTCTGGCCGATTTGATCCAGGAACTGCAGTCCCTCGACTATGACGTATCCTTTACCGGCTTTGATCCGCCGGAACTCGAACAACTCTTCAGTGAAGTGCACTCCAAGGAGATCAAGGAAGATGACTTTGACTTAGATGCCGAACTGGCAAAGCCGGCCATGACGCAAAAAGGCGACGTTTGGCTGCTGGGACCGCACCGGCTGGTTTGCGGTGACAGCACGGATCCGGCGATGGTGGAGCTTCTCATGGATGGAAAAAAGGCCAATCTGGTGCTGACCGACCCGCCATATAACGTGTCGTATGAAGCCAAAGCGGGCAAGATTCAAAACGACAACCTGAAAAACGACGAATTCTATCAGTTCCTGCGCAAGGCATTTACTCATATGGCAAGTGCCATGGCCCAGGACGCTTCCGCCTACGTATTTCATGCCGATACCGAAGGCCTCAATTTCCGGCGGGCTTTCAACGACGCCGGACTCTACCTGTCTGGCGTGTGCATTTGGGCCAAACAAAGTTTGGTTTTGGGGCGCAGCCCGTACCAGTGGAAACATGAACCGATCCTCTATGGTTGGCGCAAGGACGGCAAACATAACTGGTATGCCGACCGTAAGCAAAGCACGATTTGGAACTTCGACCGGCCTTCAAAAAACGACCTGCATCCCACAATGAAGCCGGTGGCCTTGTGCGCCTACCCGATTACCAACAGCAGTTTGAGCAACTGCATTGTGCTCGATCCGTTCGGCGGTAGCGGTTCAACGCTCATTGCCTGCCAGCAGACAGGCCGAATCTGTTTCACTATGGAACTCGATGAAAAGTATGCTGACGTCATTGTGAAGCGCTACCTTGACTTTGTGGGCACAGTAGATCAGGTGTTTCTGCTGCGCGAGGGGGTCAAGATGAACTACTGCGAAGTGGCGTCCAGGCATGGGCGGGAGGTGGCACCCGTTGGCAGCAACCCGCAGAAGTGATTTTGTCCTGTTTATCCGCGACAAGTTTGAGGAAATCGAAAAACTGTTTGTGCGCAAAAACGCTGGCTATGGAGCGCAGCAGGATCTGTTCTGGAATTTCCGCCAAACGGCGGAACGACTTTATCCGGAGATGTATGCCAAGGAACCTTTTGCAGCGATGTTTCTGGTTGCCGAAACGCTGGTGGACAAGCATAACGTGGCGCTCGCCAAGGGGCTTGCGGTCAGCGAGTGCGAAGAGAGACTGCTTGACCGCATCGTGTATTCCCTGCTCCAGCTAAAAATGGTATACGAACACTCGGAAGAAACGGCCGAAAAAAATAGTGAGATAAATCGCTGAAAAGCCGCATAAACACTTGCTATTTCCTGTGTTTAGAGTGATATATAGACTACCAAAAAAACACAGGGAGGGAAACCAGATGAGAATCCAAAAAGGCGACCGATTTTACGCAACCTACTCCAAACAAACCTACCAGATCGCCGGGAAATGGGGCGGCAACTGGGTGCTGGCCCCGGTGGACCAAGACAACAACGATTGCTTAATCTACATGAACGAGGAAATCGAAGAAATGGTCAACAGTAGGAAATGGCTGCGGGAAGCGGGGTGCGAAAAATGAGCCGCAAGGAACTGGTCCAGGCGCTGGAGGCAAAATGGGCAGTCAAGGCAAAGTATTTGGGCATGCCAAGCTGCGCCTATGAAATCACTGGCGAAAAGGGAACTTTTCGAATCGACAAGGCAGGGCTGATTCTTGACCCGGATGGACGCGAGCACGGGATGGAGGAACTGCTGGCAGATGCCCCGGCGCAGGCGGCAGGGGAAAGCAAACCTGCCGAAACCGGCGAACCGAATTTCCAGGGCTACGCCTTTTCGCTCGAAGGGCACACGGTTACCAGCCTACGCAACCTGGTCAACATGCTGGCCAGCAAACAAGCCTTGATCAGCGCTGCCTTTTGCCTGGAACAACCTCTCGTCGAAAGGGAACTGGCCGAAGAATTGGACTGGATCACGATCGAGAACGTGGATACTTTCGTCGCGGTTTGGCTCAACCTGGCGCGGGGCCGAGCTCCCGGGCTGAAATTGGACCTCGAAACGCGCACGCTGATTCTGCAACTTCCGAAGGAAAATCCGACTCTGGAGGAAATGATTGCGTTTCGCGATCTTGCCATCGGCATGGACGCGAACGCGAAAAAACTGAAACACTCCTCGCTCAAGCCAGCGCAGGAAGAGAATCCGAAATTTGCCTTCCGGACCTGGCTTATCCGGCTCGGCCTGAACGGCGACGACTTCAAAGCCACTCGGAAAGTGCTGCTGGCGAATCTTGCCGGCAACAGCTCCTTCCGCAGCCCGAAACCGGCAGCAGCAAGCGGCGGGGAGGGAGCCTGATGGACCGGTTCTTTACGCAAACAACTTGTGACCGCTGCGGCGGCAGTCTTGCCGGTGGGCGGATCATGTCGATGTACAGCACCGAATGCATCTGCCTGGCCTGCAAGGAGAAAGAGAAGACGAAGGCAGACTATAAACAGGCCGCGCAGGCGGAGCTGGACGAGGTGAGAAAAGGCAACCTGAACTACAAGGGGATCAAGGGATAGAGTTAAACCAAACATAGGGTCTGCCAGCCGGCAGGCTCTTTTCTTATGCCAAAGCGGGAGGAGGTGAAGATGATGACGCAGGCAGGACGAAAACCGAAACCGACAGCGATAAAACGCTTGGAAGGCAACCCCGGCAAACGCAAACTGAATGACCAAGAACCCATGCCGGCGAAAAAAGCACCGAAATGCCCGATCTGGCTTGAGGTCGAAGCCAAGAAGGAATGGCGCAGAACTGCCAGGCAGCTGGAGGAGCTCGGCATTCTGACCGAAGTCGACATGGCGGCCTTTGCCGGCTACTGCCAGGCATATGCCCGCTGGAAGGAAGCCGAGGAATTCATCTCCCGCCACGGCACCATCGTCAAAACCCCGTCCGGCTATTGGCAGCAGGTGCCGCAGGTTTCGATCGCCCAGACCTATCTGAAGATCATGCACAAGTTCTGCGAGCAATTTGGCTTGACTCCCTCGGCCAGAAGCCGGATCATCGCCGAGAAGGCGAGTGACAACGACGATCCGATGGAACTGATGCTGATCCAGGGCGGCGGCCGGAGTGTTTGACGCGAACAAGGCGCAGCGGGCGGTGGAATTCATCCGCTGCCTAAAGCATACCAAGGGGCAGTGGCGCGGAGTGCCTTTTGACTTACTCCCATGGCAGGACAGCATCATCCGCGATCTGTTCGGCACGGTCAAGGAAAACGGCTATCGGCAGTACAATTCAGCGTATATCGAGATTCCCAAGAAAAATGGCAAGAGCGAGTTGGCGGCGGCGGTCGCTCTCCTCATGACCTGCGGCGATGGCGAGTGGGGCGCGGAAGTCTACGGCTGCGCCTCCGACCGCCAGCAGGCATCGATCGTCTTTGACGTCGCGGTGGATATGGTCGATCAATGTCCGGCTTTGCGAAAACGGATCAAGCCGGTGATGTCGGTCAAGCGGCTAGTGTATAAGCCGACGAACAGTTTTTATCAGGTGCTGTCGGCGGAGGCCTATACCAAGCATGGCCTGAACGTACACGCCGTGGTCTTTGATGAGCTTCACGCCCAGCCGAGCCGCGATCTTTACGATGTCATGACCAAGGGATCCGGCGATGCCCGGCTGCAGCCGCTGTTTTTCCTCATCACCACCGCCGGTACCGACCGCAACTCGATCTGCTGGGAAGTCCACCAGAAGGCGATGGACATTCTGGAGGGACGAAAAATCGACCCGACGTTCTATCCGGTGATCTACGGCACCCCAGACGACGCCGACTGGGGGCAAGAGGAGAACTGGTACAAGGCCAACCCCTCGCTTGGTCACACCATCGATATTGAAAAGGTGAGAAACGCTTATCTGAGCGCCCGGGAGAACCCGGCGGAGGAAAACCTGTTCCGGCAGCTAAGGCTGAACCAATGGGTGAAGCAGTCGGTGCGCTGGATGCCGATGCACGCTTGGGACGAATGCGCTTTTGCGGTAGATCCGGAAACCTTGCGCGGACGGCTCTGCTATGGCGGATTGGATTTGTCCAGCACGACGGATGTCACGGCGTTTGTGCTGGTGTTCCCACCAATGGATGACGAGGACAAATTTGTCGTTCTGCCGTTCTTCTGGATTCCAGCGGACAATATCGCAGCGAGAGTCCGGCGCGACCACGTTCCCTACGATATCTGGCAGCAGCAAGGCAATCTCAAGACCACCGAAGGCAATGTGGTACATTACGGCTTCATCGAAAGCTTCATTGAGGAACTCAACACCCGGTACCACATCAAGGAAATCGCCTTTGACCGCTGGGGAGCGGTGCAGATGGTGCAAAACCTCGAGGGTATGGGTTTTACCGTGGTGCCGTTCGGGCAAGGGTACAAGGATATGTCGCCGGCATCCAAGGAACTGATGAAACTGACACTGGAAAAGAAACTGGCCCACGGCGGCCATCCGGTGCTGCGCTGGATGATGGACAATGTCTACGTCAGGACCGATCCGGCCGGCAACATCAAACCGGACAAAGAAAAAAGCACCGAACGGATTGACGGTGCCGTGGCGATGATCATGGCGCTCGATCGGGCGATCCGGACCGGCGGCTTTGGCGGTAGCGTGTACGACGAAAGAGGGATATTGGTACTGTAGATTTTCAAATATCCGGAATATTTGGACGGGTGTAAATGATATAATGTCAGACTTATCTTGATAGGTGAGTCTTTATTTAATGCCGACATCCTCACGGGGGTAAAACTTGTATCGCTAAATTTGATCGGGTAAGCGGCTCGTAACAAGTAAGGTTTCTATTTTCTTACGTTACTACCACAATTAAGATAATAAGAAAGGCTTCTATCTGTATCAGTCCAGCCGTTAAATTTGTTGTCAAAAAGAGTATCTTGGGAACCGTATTGTTTTAGAACCCATTTCCCATTTTGGTAGGCAATTTTGAAAGTATATGTCCGCGTGTTTGTGTGTCGAATTGCGGTTGCTGCTTCAGCCGACTCGTACGATAGGAAGCTTTCGGAATAAAAAGCATTCCTTTTGATTACCAGTGTTCCAATATATGGTGAAACAAGTGAATTGGTTTTTTCCACATCAAGAGAATACTTTTTATCAAGATCATCCTTCGACTTGAACCATTTTTGTTTTTTTGAGTCAGGATATACATGTGGCCCAATAATCGAGTAATGATTTCCCTTATAGGTTTCGTATATCGGGGTTAACTGTTCAGTAATAAATTGTTGGAACGAGGCCACGATCTCCTGATCCGTTGCAGCTTGTGATGGGTAAGGCATTACCAACAACAGCGCGGTTAGAATACCAGCGAGCAAAAATTTTCTCATCATAAATTGCTCCTTCACTTTACTGGAAAATAATTGTGACCCGTACTGTCCAACTTTGCAAAACCAGCCTTAACAAACAATTGTCCTACAGTATGCATAGTGCACGGCTTGTTGTTGTAACGCTTCTCAAAAAATGCTTTCAAAAATTTTGCATTGAAGCCGTCTACGTTCAACAATCCGGTATAGCACATTTCAAGAAACGGAAAATCAAGAACAATGGCGCCTGATTTTGCTACCCGAGTTTTGATGCCGGTTTCATTGTGAGCCAAGATAAAACGATATCTAGAGGTTTTTGTGTTAATATCTGTACCAACGGCAATTTTTTGTAAAGAAATTTTCGCATCATTCCAGTTCATGTGACACCTCAAAAGTCTTTTCACAATTATTTTATCACAATTTTTTACCATAATTACCAACCCTTTTCTTTATTTTTTCTTCATGTAACGCAAACTATGCACATAAAAGCACCTGTTTGTCACGGGTGCTTTTTTTGCGCCCATTTTCAGGAGGTGAGTCATGAAAATACCCTTCCTATCGAGACTTTTCCCTTCGCGAGCCAGTCCCAAAAACAGCTTCTGGAGCAGTCCATATAGCTTTTTCTTCGGCATAAGCTCCAGCGGAAAATCAGTCAATGAGAAAACGGCGCTGCAAACCACGGCGGTCTATGCCTGTGTCAGAATCCTGGCCGAAACCATCGCTTCCCTGCCGCTTCACACGTACCGGTACAGTACCGGCGGCAAGGAAAAAGCCATGAACCATCCCTTGTACTATCTCCTTCATAGCGAACCCAATCCGGAGATGACCTCATTCGTGTTTCGCGAAACGCTGATGGGTCATCTTTTGTTATGGGGCAACGCCTATGCGCAGATTATCCGGGACGGGCGGGGCAGAGTCCTCGGCCTGTATCCGCTTCTGCCGAGCAAGATGCTGGTGAACCGCACCGACCAGGGAATCCTCTACTACCAGTACGAAAAAGACGGCCGGATCTATTTCCTCCCGGATACGGATGTCCTCCACATTCCAGGGCTAGGCTTTGACGGACTGGTCGGCTACTCGCCGATCGCCATGGCCAAGAACGCCATCGGCATGGCAATCGCCACCGAGGAATACGGCGCAAAGTTCTTCGCCAACGGAGCCAGTCCCGGCGGAGTCCTCGAACATCCCGGCGTCGTCAAGGACCCGGGGAAAATCCGCGAAAGCTGGAACGCCGTGTACCAGGGCAGCGGCAACGCCCACCGGGTAGCGGTGCTGGAGGAGGGAATGAAGTTCCAGCCCATCGGCATCCCGCCGGAACAGGCACAGTTTCTGGAGACCCGCAAGTATCAGCTGAACGAGATCGCCCGCATCTTCCGCATCCCTCCCCATATGATCGGCGACCTGGAGAAGTCCAGCTTCTCCAACATTGAGCAGCAGTCGCTGGAATTTGTCATGTATACCCTCGATCCGTGGGTGATTCGCTGGGAGCAGGCGATCAGCCGGGCGCTGTTTTCAGACAGCGAAAAACGGCAATACTTCGTGAAGTTCAATGTCGACGGCCTCTTACGCGGAGATTACCAGAGCCGGATGAACGGCTATGCCGTGGGCCGGCAGAACGGCTGGCTGTCCGCCAACGACATCCGCGAACTGGAAAATCTCAACCGGATCCCGCCGGAGCTGGGCGGCGACATGTACCTCATCAACGGCAACATGACCAAACTGGCGGACGCCGGAATCTTTGCCAAAAACAAATCCAATCGAACGGAGGAAAGCGCATGAGAAAATTTTGGAACTGGGTCAAGAACGAGGCTGGCCGAACCTTGTATTTTGACGGGTACATCGCCCAGGACAGCTGGCTGGACGACGACATTACGCCGAAAAAGTTCAAAGCCGAACTGAACCAGGATGCGGGAGCCATTACCGTCTGGCTCAACTCCCCGGGCGGCGATGTGTTCGCAGCCAGCCAGATCTATACCATGCTCAAGGAATATGAGGGCAAGGTCACCGTCAAGATCGAAGGCATCGCGGCCAGCGCCGCCTCGGTAATCGCCATGGCCGGCGATGAGATCGTGATGTCGCCGGTCGCCATGATGATGATCCACAATCCGGCCACCGTCATCTTCGGCGAGGCGGCGGATCTGGCAAGCGGGATCAAGCTTCTCAGCGAGGTCAAGGAAAGCATCATCAACGCCTATGAAGAGAGGACCAAGCTGCCGCGCAGCAAAATCTCTGGCATGATGGACGCAGAAACTTGGTTCAGCGCCCAGAAAGCAGTCGAACTCGGCTTTGCCGACAAAATCCTCTACGCTCCTGAACCCCAGGAAGCGCCGGAGGGTTTTTTATTTGACCGCTTGACCGTGACAAACGCGCTGCTGCGCAAGCTGCCCCGGCAAAAGCCGGAAGAAGCCGGCGCGCCGATCGGCACACCGCATCAGGAACTCTGGAAACGACTCGAACTACTCAAATAACAAAACAGGGAGGGACCGGATATGAATAAAATACTGGAACTGCGCGAGAAGCGCGCCAAGCTTTGGGACAGCACCAAAGCTTTTTTAGATTCCCGGCGAAACGATCAGGGAATCTTGTCCGCCGAAGACACGGCGACGTATGAGAACATGGAAGCCGACGTGGTCAGCCTCGGCAAGGAGATCGACCGGCTGGAGCGCCAGGCAGCGCTGGATCTCGAACTGGCCAAACCGACCACTACCGCCATTACCAACAAACCCAGCCAGCACCAAGAGCCGGAGAAAACCGGCCGCGCATCCAGTGAATACAAGGCGGCCTTCTGGAAAGCGATGCGGAACAAATCCGGTTTTGAGGTGCAAAACGCCCTGCAGGTCGGCACCGACTCCGAAGGCGGTTATTTGGTGCCGGATGAATTCGAACGTACGCTGGTGGAAGCATTGCAGGAGGAAAATATCTTCCGGCAACTGGCCAAGATCATCACCACCTCCTCGGGCGATCGCAAGATTCCGGTGGTGGCCAGCAAGGGTACGGCTTCCTGGGTGGATGAGGAAGGAGTCATTCCCGAATCTGACGACGCGTTCGGCCAGGTGGTTATCGGCGCGTACAAGCTGGCGACCATGATCAAGATCTCCGAGGAACTCTTAAACGACAGCATCTTCAATCTGGAACAGTATATCGCCCGCGAGTTCGCCCGCCGCATCGGCGCCAAGGAAGAAGAAGCGTTCTTTGTCGGCAACGGGACAGGCAAGCCCACCGGTATTTTCAACGCGACCGGCGGCGCCGCTTTGGGCGTCACGGCGGCCAGTTCCACCGCGGTTGCCATGGATGAACTGGTGGACCTGTACCACTCACTGAAAGCCCCCTACCGCAACAATGCCGTGTTCGTCACCAACGACGCTACCGTCAAGGCGATCCGCAAACTCAAGGACGGCAACGGCCAGTACCTGTGGCAGCCTTCGGTACGCCTCGGCGAACCGGACACGCTGCTCAACCGTCCGCTCAAGACCTCGGTCTATGTCCCGGAAATCGCAGCCGGCGCCAAAGCTGTCGCGTTCGGCGACTTCTCCTACTACTGGATCGCCGACCGGCAGGGCCGCTCGTTCCAGCGGCTCAATGAACTGTTTGCCGCGACCGGCCAGGTCGGCTTCAAGGCCACGCAGCGGGTCGACGGCAAGCTTATTCTGGCCGAAGCCGTCAAAGTGCTACAGATGAAAGCGTAGGTGAGTTGGCATGAGTAACATCAAGAACTACACCGAACAGGGCGGTGGCCGATGGGTGGTAAACGGCACTCTCGAGATCGGCGGCGAAGGGCAGCTGATCCTGGGCGGCAAGCCCATCGCTCCGGCGGCCAATCAGGAGGACAGCACCGCGACCACCATCGCCGACCTGAAAACGGACTTCAACGCGCTGCTGGCTAAATTACAGGTCGCCGGGCTGATGGCGGGCAGCGATGGCTGAACCGGTAACGCTGGCGGAAATCAAGACATACTTGCGTATTGACGGCGGGGAGGAAGACACCCTCCTCGCCGCCTTGATCCCGATCGCCCGGGAGCACTGCGAGAACTATCTTAACGCCAGCCTGCCGGCGGAAGTGCCGACGCCCATGAAACTGGCACTACTTGTCCTCGTTTGCCACTTCTATGAAGAGCGCGCCGGCGAGGAGATTCCGCCGGTCGTATACACCTTGCTTTCCCCATATCGCAACATTCACTGGTAGGTGAGAAAAATGAATCCGGGAGAGCTCAATTGCCGTCTTACCCTGCTGGAGGAAACCAAAACGCCGGACGGCCAGGGCGGCTACAGCACAGACTACGTGCCGCGCATCACCGTTTGGGGCAAGATCGCGACGATTGCGGCAAAAGCACTGGACCAATACGAACAGATCACCCCGGAACTGATCCACCGGATCCTCATCCGCCATCGCCGGGATGTTCAGGTCACGGATCGCGTCCAGTACGGACAGCGGCTGTTTGAACAGATCGGTCCGCCGGTCGATGTGGAGGAAAAGCATGCCTATCTCAGGCTGGAATGTCGGGAGGTGGTGGCCGATGCGGCCGGTGATTAAAGTCTCAGGCATTGATCAATGCATTTCCTTCGGTGATCTCATCACGACCAATGTCAGCCAGGCCATCGAAAAAGAAACAGAGCTGGGAGCCAAGGCAGTGCAGAAACGAGAAAAGTCGCTGGCACCAGTGAAAAGCGGAGGCTTGCGAAAAAGCATCGTGAACCGCAAGGGGAAATACGGGATTTCCCGCATGGTCCGGGCCAAAGCGCCGCACGCGCCGTTGCAGGAATACGGTACCAAACGGGGCGTAAAGGCCAAACATTTTGCCGAGCGAACCCGGCGCGAGCTGGCGCCGAAAATCCAGGAAAAGATCCGGGAGGCTGTGCGAAATGAGGTGAAGCGATGAACCGGTCGCCGGTATCGCCCCTCAACAAGGCGCTCTTTGACCGGCTCAAGAGCCAGCTGACGGTCCCGGTCTACGATTACGTTCCCGCCGGCAAGAAAGCGCCCTATGTGGTGCTGTCAGATACCGCAGCGGAAAGTTGGAACACCAAGACACTCGGCGGAGCGGAAGTCCGGGCCACGATCAAGGTCCTCAGCGAGTACCAGGGCGACAAGGAAGTAGCGGAGATTTGCGACCGGGCGATTTCGGCAATCCGCTCGCAACCGCTGACCTTAACCGGTGGTTGGCAAGTGGCTTTGTCCAGCGTGGACAGCCACACGGTGGAACGTCTGGACACCCACCGCGAAGCGACGGTGACCTTCAAGTTTACGATTATTGACACCGAGGAGTGATGACAGATGCCTTTGATTCCCAGCGACGGCGTGGATTTTTTACTCAAAGTGAACACCGGGACAGCGGAAATTCCGGTCTGGACCGTTATCGGCGGACAGCGGGGCGCAACCCTCAGCCTGACGGCCGAGCAGATCGACGCCTCCAACAAACAGTCGGGGGCCTGGAAGACCAGTGTGCCGGGCATGATGTCCTGGAGCATTGACGCCGACGCGGTGATGTTGACCGACGCGTCCGGCCTCAGCATCGACGCCGGCCGGGCCAAGCTGCTCAGCGTATTCGCCAGCCGTGAGCTGGTGCATGTGCGGTACGTCCGCAAAGACGGCTCGAAGTTCCAAGGTTACGCGGCGATTACCGATCTGTCCGAGGAGTCGCCGCACGACGGGGTGGCGACCTACAAAATAACCCTGGCCGGGGCGGGTGCGCCCGAAGAAGTCACCGGGACCAAGCAGGTGGAAACCGCCGAGGTTGTTGGAACCATTATGACCGCCGGCAATGCCGCCTTCACCGTGACGGCTGCCGGCATGACCGGCTCACCAAAAGCGATCAGTGTCGCCGTCGCACTAGGCGATTCGGCGGCGGTGGTGGCACAGAGGGCCCGCGAAGCCTTGGCGGCGGACAGCGCGGTCACCGCGAAATTCAGTATCGGCGGCTATGGAACGATGGTGGAACTGACGGCGCTTACTGCTGCCGCGAACGACGGTACGCTCAACATCGCCATCGCCAACGGCACCTGCGCCGGGTTGACGGCGGCACCCACTTCGGCCAACACCACCGCCGGGGTAGCGCCGGCAGCATAAAAACGGAGGAAAGAACGATGACAGGACCAGTGTTCATTGCCCTCGGCGGCAAGGAGCGCCGCCTTCGCTACGATATCAACGCCGCTGCCGAGATGGAGGAACTGATGGGCGGCAAATCCCTGCTCTATGTGTTGGGCAGCCCGATGGCGGCGGGGTTCTCCGCCATCCGCGTCTTGCTGTGGGGCGGCCTGAAACACGCGGACAAAGGGCTGACCCTGCAACGGGTAGGCCTGTTGATGCAGGAGTACATGGAAGCGGGCGGCAACCTCGGCGAACTGGCCGAGAGGATCGGCGAGGCGCTGAAAAACTCCAAGATCATCGGCGAGAGCGATGCCGGCGAAGAACCGGCGGAGGAGACTGACGCGGGAAACGGGTAACCACCGTAGCCGAGTGGATCGAGCGCGCCGCGCCGGTGGCCTATGGGCCTTTGGGGCTAAAACCCTGGGAATTCGGCCGGCTGACCTTCGGCGAGTTTCAGGCGCTGGCAGAGGGCTATCAGTGGCGCAAGGAGCAGGAGCAGGTGCTTGCGGCGGGGTTTGTGGCCTCCCTGATCAACACCTGCTCGACGCGCGATCTGAAAAGTGCGGTTACGGTGGAGATGCTGTTGGGCCGGCAGAGCGCCAAGCAACAAACCAAAACAAGCGATCAGGCGAAGGCAGACATGAAGACGTTATTGGCGGAAGTGGGGTGAGCATATGGCCGGACACGCGTCCATGACAATTTTCATCGGCGGGGACAACTCAGATTTCCTGAAGAAATGGGAGAGCACCAAGCGGGCGCTGCGAAAGGGGCTGGGAACAGAAGCGATGGCCCTGTCCCAGTCGATCGCGACCGGCTTTGCTGCCGCTGCCGTCGCCATGGGGGCACTGGGAATCGCCAGCGTGAAGATGGCGGGCGAGATGCAGGCGAATAAAAGAGCCTTTGCCACATTGCTCGGCGATAGCCAGCAAGCCGAGAAGTTCCTGGGCGATCTCGCCCGGTTTGCCGCCGAAACGCCGTTCGAGCTGCCGGGCCTCGTTACGGCGTCGAAGAAATTACTGGCGTATGGCTTTGCGGCCCGCGATATCATCCCCATCATGGCGGCGATCGGCGACGCGGCGGCGATGCTCGGCATGGGCCAGGAAGGAATCGACCGGATGACCTTGGCGATTGGCCAGATGCAGGCCAAGGGCAAGGTTTCCGGGGAGGAAATGCGCCAACTCGCCGAATCCGGCGTGCCGGCCTGGAAATTCCTCGCCGACGCCATCGGCAAGGACATCCCTACCGCGATGAAACTGGCCGAATCCGGAGCGATCGACAGCACCACCGGCATCAACGCCATCCTGATGGGGATGCAAACCCGCTTCAAGGGCGGCATGGCCGGGCTGTCGCAGGAAATCCCCGGCCTGTTTTCCACCATCAAGGACAATGTCGCCGCCGTCATGCGGGAAATGGGCGACAAGATCATCGAGGCGCTCGACATCAAGGCAAAGATGAAACAACTGGCCGACACCCTCGAGGATTTCGCCGCCTATGTCAAGACGAACGGGATCAATGCGGCGCTGCGCGACCTGATCCCCAAGGAACTGTCGCTGGCGATCTTTGCCGTGGCCGGCGCGTTGGTCGGTGCGGCGATCCCGGCGATTGTCGCTTTCGGGATTTCCTTGTGGACGGCGCTGGCGCCGCTGCTCCCTTTCATTGCCGCCGGCGCGGCGCTGGGCGCGGTGGCCTGGGCGATTTGGCAGGCGTGGGGGCCGCTCGGGGATCTGTTCGGAAATGTCTGGACCGTGGCCGTGGCCTACACCCAGGAAAAGTGGGCGCAGCTGAAAGCCTTGGTGTTTGGCGGCGTCGCCAGCATCATTTCGGCGGTCATGCCGTTGCTCAGGCTTTTCGGCGGCGGGATCCAGGACGCGGCGGCCGGTTGGCTCGCAGATTTCTCGCAAAGCGCGGCTGTTGCCAGCAGCGATGCGGCGGCCGCAGCCGAGCGGGTGCAAGCGGCGACCGGCGGTATCAAGGCGGCATTTGACGGCGTCAAGGCAAAACTGACGCAAGGCGTACAGGCGCTGAAAAATAGCGCTGGAAAACTTAACACCACGTTCACCGGCCTGAGCGGCGGCGCGGGCAGCAATACTGCCGGAAGCGGGAAAGCCGGCGCGGACGAGTGGGAGAAGCTGGAGCGAAAAGCCCGGCAGGTCAGCAAGTCGATCGAGGACCAGTGGGTGCAGACCACCAAGACGGAGATGGAACAGCTCGAACTGTGGCGCAGCCAGCAGCTGGCCGCGCTGGCGGAGACGAAGGCGGCCAACGAGAACTACCAGCGGGACCTGGAGCGCCTGGAAGCAACGTATTCCATCCGCCGGCTCAAAATTTTTAGCGATGAACAAAAGAAGAAGCACGGCATCTGGGACCAGGCGGCCGACGCCGCGCGGGCGCTGCAAACCAAGCTGGGCAGCATTGGCCTCTCCGGCGTTTCCCAGCAGAAGTTCGACATCGAAACCGACGCCGCCGGCCAAATCGAGTCACTTCGTCGCAAGTACCGCGACTGGGCGATGGAGTATTCGCTCGCGACCAAGGCGCAGCAGGAACAGTTCCGTGCGGCGTGGACCGCGAACGGCCTCCAGTTTCAAATCACGGAGTCCGGGATGGTCGACTTCTCCCGGCAGATGGCGGCCGAGCAAATCGCGATCGAACAGGAGAAACTGCAGAAGATCAAGGACCTGCATTTTGAGCGGGTCAAGTTTCAGGAGGATCAGGACAAGGCGCGTGAGGATGGAGATATCCAGCGTTTTCAGGAGCTTTTGAGCAAAGAGGGAGCCATGCAGGAGCGGGATTTGTCCGGGCGCAGGGAGATGATCGACTCCTTCTACAGCATCTGGAAGGAAGCGCACCGGACCTCCCTGTCGTATATGGCCGAGCTGACCGACGGCTTGTATCGAGGGTTTTCGACCTTCTTCTCCGATGTGCTCTCCGGCGCCAAGTCAATCGGCGACGCTTTCGGGGATCTCGCCAAAAGCGTGCTGAAGATGATCAATGACATGATCGCCAAATGGCTCTCGGCCAAGCTCATGATGGGGCTGTTCGGCAGCAGCTTTTTCAGCAGGAACAATATTCCCGGGTTTGCTGCCGGTGGCAATTATTCCGGCGGCTTTGCGCTGGTGGGCGAAAAAGGACCGGAGCTGATCAACTTTCATCGCGGCGGTTATGTCTACACGGCCCAGGACACCAAGAGGCTCATGGAAAGCGGCGACACTTATCACCAGATCAGCGTGCCGGTGAGCGTGGCTGGTGAGTCCAGTCCCCGGCTTGCCGGACGGCTCCGCGCCGAGATCACCGAGCTGGTGCAGCGGATACTCTTTGAGGAGGCGAGGGCATGATCCTTGGCGGTATCCTCTTGCCGGAGCAGTATACGCCGCTCGAATGCACCAAGCCGAGAGCAACGAGAACGACCGCCGTGGTCAGCACCTACGGCGGCGTTGCTGTCTTTGACTGGGGCAGCATCCTGGCCGGCAAGGAGATCAAGCTCACCTGGAAGTCGATGACGGTCGTCCTGTTTGAAGCGCTGGACGTTTTGTACCAGGCGGGGGAAACCGTCGTGTGGGAGAGCGGCATCGGCGGCAAGGTCTACCGCGTGAAAATCACCGCGTTCGATGGGGCGCTGCTCTTTGACCGGAAGAGCGAATACATGCTGAATGTCGCGATGACGCTAATCCTTCTGGAGGAGGTGATGTAATGGCCAATGTGCTCAGCGCTGCGCTGCTCGCCGCGCAGGAGAGCACCAGCCGCTACCCGCTGGTGGAGATCAAGGTGGGCCAATTCGCCGCCGACCTGCCGCTTGCCGGGCAGCGGCTGAACGCCGAAACGCTCGACCAGACCGGCGCGGCAAGCCTGCTTCATTCCAGCGGCCGCCTGATCGCCGCCTATACCCAGGATGAAGCGTCGGACCCCATCACCTATCCGGCGCGGTCGGTCAAGCTGGCATATACCGACCCCGACCGGGTGGAGTTCCATTACGCGGATTTGTTTCGAGCCAGCGGAAACGGTACGTTCTATGACCTGTCGCTGGCGGAGATGGCCGACGGGCGGCTGGCTTTGACCTATGTGCTCAAGGATGGCGGTGCCTATAGTCTGAAGATTGCCGTCTTTGCCCATGACGGCTCCGGCTTACTCCAGTACAGCATCCTGTCCGGACAGACGCTGCCGATCCATTCGCCGTCGATCTGCCGGACCGGTGCGGGCTACTTGCTGGCCGGCATTCAGGAGATCGCCATCTCGGCGTCGCGCAGCGGGGTGTATACCGGCGCGGCGGACGGCGTCGTGACGTTGGATGTGACGGCGGACGGCACGCAAAAGACCGCGAAGTTCCACTGGCGCAAGGACGAGGGCAGCTGGTCCGGCGAGATGACAATGACGGGAACGGCGCAAGCGATCACCGAGGGAACGAGCGTCACCTTCGCCGCCGGCGCCTACTGGACGGGGCAGAAGTTCTGGTACTCGGTGACGTCCGCGAAGTACGCCACCGGCACGATCACCGTCGAGGGGATGCCGCAAGACGGCGATACCGTGGTGGTGGGCGACAAGACATATGCCTGGCGCGCGGCGCTGTCCACGCCGGCTGTTGCCAATGAGGTCAAGATCGATCCGCTGGGCCGCGAGATCTGCGCCGAGAACCTGCGCTGCGCGATCACGGCGGGAACCTACGAAGGAACCGGCGCGGGAGTGCGCTACGGAACCGGAACTACCGCCAATACCAAGGCGAGCGCGGCCAGAAATGACAGAACGCTTACCCTGACCGCGCTCACGGCGGGTACGGCGGGAAACCTCCTGACCCTGACGGTCGACGGAACGAGGCTGCGAAAGACCGCCTTCAGCGGCGGCGCGGCCTCCGCGCTGGGAACGCTGCAGTGGACGCCGGGGAGCAAGCTGTACCGGACGACTGCAACCGAACCGGCCGGTCCATGGAGCGCTCCGTCGGAGATGGCCATTGCCGGGGTTTTGGGCAGCCGTAAAAAACTCGACACCTGTTTGCTCCGGCAGTCGGATGGGAGTCTCTGGCTGTTCTTCACCTACATGAACTCCGGCGACACCGACGCGACTGCGGTCTACAACCTCTACACCAGCCGCAGCAGTGACGATGGGGCGACCTGGAGCGCGGCGACCAGTTTGACCAGTTTTGCCGCGCCCTCGGAAATCTCCCGGCGGCCGGCGGCGGTGCAGAAGCTGGCGACGGAGATCGTGCTGGCCTACGATTCGGTCCGGACCTCGCTCACCATGGACAAGTCCAGCCCCTACTGGACGGACGAGGGAACCCAGGCCGTCAAGTGTCTGCACTTCAATCCCGCCACGCGAAAGCTGTACGCGGTCTATGGCAACACCTCCACCGGCACGAAGACCGTTTATGGCATCGTGCGGATCGACGCGGACACCTGGGCGATCGACCGGTTCTGGAACGGAAACACGGTGCCGGCGGTGCCGAGGTTTTTCCGGGAGAACCATGTGTTCTACTGTCACGGCGACGGGCCGGTGCTGGCCATGCTGGCGATGGACGCGCAGATTCTCATTCTGGACGATGCCGCAAACAGCCTGCGGGTCCTGTCGCTGGAGGACAACAGCACCTACGGCCTTGCGCAGAATGTGACGGGCGTGCCCTGGAGCAGCTCTTATCACTGGGAGTATCTGGTCGGGGTGCAGGTGGACGCGGATGCGAGCACGATCTACTTCGGCTTCATGATAGCCAGCAACAATTCCGTGGCCCAGATCCTCACCCTGGACTATACGCAGGCGGCTCCGGCCTGTTCGGTGTTCGCCTCGTTCACCACCAACATTTTTGATCCGGCCCTCCCGGAAATGATCGACACCATGGCGGACAGCCTGGTCCTGGACAAGGAAAACGGCTTCCTGATCTACTGCACCAAGGGGAGCCCCGACGGGATCGTTCTTGCCGGCAGCATCCGGATCTTCCTGCTGAACGGCGGCGGTCTCTACCGCCACTATTACCACCAGGACAGCATGGCTGCGTTTCCGTATTACGGCGCAGGCCAGCCGGTGATTGCCGGCGGCAAGCTGTACGCCGCGCAATGGTTTTACACGACGGATTATGGACAGGGGAGCTATTGGGGCGTTGTAGCGGTGGATCTCTCCACCGGGGCGGTGAAGTGGCATCTGCCTTCCTCCATCATTGCCGGCGGGCCGCAGGATGCCCTGATGCGAAACCTGACCATAGCGGAAAATGGGACCATCGCCGTCTCCTGCAAGGCCGGTGTGGCTTTATTGGCCACGCAAAACGAAATCTGGAGCCTGGTCAGCAACGAGACTACGCCGGGCGTATTTCCGAGCGGCATCGACGAGTTCGCAGGTTCCTGGCTGGCCTATGACGCCGCGTCCCAATTACTGTTTTTGGGAGTTTTCATTCGAACCAACGCGTTCACCGGCGTGGTCGCGTTTCCGGCAGCCGGAAAAATCGAGCAAACGCAGTACTTCACCGCGCTGTATTCCGGCGGGACGTGGAATTTTGGCGCACCGGCTCCATTGGTCCGGGGTAGCCGAGATTCTGCCGCTGCCTTGGCGGTGGATCCGGGTACCGGCGGGTTATACGCGTTTTGGACGCGCTGGAATTCCGGCGAAGGCCAGCAGCTGGTTTGGGACAAGGAAGCCGGCATGGTGGACTTGTCGGCGGGTCTGGTGCGCGGCCAGGCCATCGAGCAGACGCGCGGCATTGACGGCGCGCCCGGCAAGCTGACGTTCACCCTCGACAAGGGCCACCTCTACGATCCGCACAACCAGGCGTCCCTATTGTCCCGCTATCTGAAAAAGGGAAAGAGGATCACCCTGCGCTGGGGCGAGAAAATCGCCGGCGTGGACCATTGGCAGGAAGGAGCCAGTGTGTATGTGCTGACCGGCGTTAGGCTGTCGTACCAGAGGGGAACTTATCCGGTCATCACGGTGGAGTGCGAGGACCGGCGGACGCTGTGGGAGAATCTCGGCATCGTCGCCAGCCGCTACTACAGCGGCGTAACCCCGGACGCGGCGCTCGGCGATCTGCTGCAAAGCTATGCCGGCGTAGCCCAGACGGAACTGGACCTCAGCGCCCTGAGCGGCGAGGACGCACTATATTACCAGTGGCTCGACACGACGGTCAAGTCGGCGGTGGAGAGCGTCACCAACCGCTACGGCTGCTATCTGGACGTTTCGCTGACCGACGACACCATCCGGGCGCGGCGGATTTCTTCCGGTAACAGCATCGACCATATCTACGCTTCCGCGACGAACTTGCTGGAGTTTTCGCCAGACGACAGCTACAGCAACCTGACGAACCGGGTCACCGTCGCCGGGGAGGGGCGAAACCCGGTCGATGTGGAAACGCCCGAGGAAAGCGTGGGCGGCGAGTCAGGAACATTGGGATTTTTCCAGCATAAGCAGGTTCACCGCATCTATTACAGCGACGACCATCAGAAACGGGCGGCGCGGCCCAGACTGGAAATCTCGCAGAACGTCTCGTCCATCGGCTTCAAGATGGGTGGCCGGATGAGGCAGTGGATCTCGGCGGTCGACCCGGCAGGACACTGGGTGGAGGTGACGTCGGAAGGCCCCGATCTATTGCCGGTGCTTGCTGCGGCGCTGGCCCTGTTCGTCGCCGGCAAGAGCCAGCCGCCTGCCGTGGGTCCGATCAGCGAGCCGGCGGAATCCAAGCGGGGAAGCTGGATGAAGGATGCCGGCTTGTATATCGCCCTGCAGTGCCTGGCGGCGGTCGGCAACTACGCCTTTACCATTTACGCCAGCCCGATCGGGCAAGTCTACCAGACCTTCGAGGCCTCCGCCGACGATACCGATCTGCAGAGCGACCTGCGCGGAACGGTGATCGAAACCCGCATCGATGATCCGCTGGTATATGACGCCAGCCAGGCGCGGCAGGTGGCAGATCGGGAGCTATGGATCCTGCGGGCGCAGCGCCGCCGCGTGAAATTCACCAAAACCGCCTATCTGCAGGATGACGCCGGGGATACCCTGCAGCTGCCCCACCCGTATACCGGCGCGCCGATGAAACTGTTCGTCACTAACCTGACCCGGACCATGACCATTCCCGCCGGCGGCGGCAGCGGCGCTTACACGGACAATATCGAGGGGTGGGTGCTATGAGGCTCTACGGCAAACGCTTGCTGCGCGGCGCGGCGGACAAGGCGGTGAAACAGGCGTCCGAAAGCCGGGACGCGGTGTTGTGGGACATCCTGCTGAACGAGCGGGTCTGCCGCTGCAAGATCCAGGGATCCAGTGAATTCGTCATCGCCCGCTTTCCGCAGAATTGGGCGAGTGTGCCGGAATGGGCCAAGCCGGGGCAGGCGGTGCGGATCGCCCATCGCGGCGGTGTGCGGGGTTACATCGAGGTGGTCGGGTTCGGCCGGGCCATCCCTACGCCGGTCAGCGGCAGCGCCACGCCGGATCCGGGTACGCCGGCCGATGCTATTCTGGCGGGCTGCGTGCTGAAGGCCATTCCCCAGACTCCCGGGATGAGCGTGTATGTGACGACCGGCTGGGTCAGGTTCGGCGGTATGGAGGTTGCGGTTCCGGCAATCGCAATGGCGGCCGGCAGCTTGTTCAAAATGAACATGGGCATGGCCATGGGCGACGTGGCCGGGGTGTTCACCGTTTCAGCGCCGAGCGCGGGGCAGTTCCGCTACGACCTGTTCAGTCTCTCCTCAACGATGGTCCTCACCAAGACCGCCGGCGCGGCGTTCACCACCGTCGAAAGCAAACCGGTCCTGCCCAGCGGCCATTTGGCGATCGGCTACCTGCTGGTGCGCGGCGGACAGACGGTCATTACTGCAGCCGATATCTCCCAGGTCTGGTCCGCGCCGGCGCCATCCTCGATTGCCATAGTCGCCACCGACAACGGGACTGCCTGGACCATCGCCGCCAGCGTGAAGGATCAGTACGGCAACGCCATCATCACGTTTTCGGGCTGGAACCTGTCGGCCGCCATTACCAGCGGCGACGGCGCCCTCACGCCGGCCAGCGGCAATACCGGCAGCGGCAGCGCTTTCACATTCACCTATACCGAAGGCACGGCCGGAACGTTAGTCATCATCGAGATCACACTGGCTCAGGGCGAGCACTATGCCGTCGGACAGGCGCTATTGCAGCTATAGGGAGGAGATGAAATGGGAGCCAATTTTCATATGGCCTATGCGGATGGAACGACAATCTTTGCGGCATCGTCGATGGAGGTGCCGCTTTCGGATTTGGACCGGGCAATTTCCTACATGAAAAATGTCATTGTCCACTCTGACGGGGTGATTAATTACGCTTCGTCCAGCGGGCAGTTAACCTGGAGCGGCACCCTGCGGATTTTATTTGTCCGCGCTGACGGCCAGCTGATTCAAAATACCGTAGCTGCGGGCGGCATTACCCTCAGTGATAACCAAATGGCATATGTGGACCTGTCTGAAACAAACGATGCGGCGGTTACTGTGGTTGCAGCAGCCGTAACTACTGCTGCAGCCAGTACAACAAAAGCCTTTAACCGACTGGTGCTCGGGTATCGGAATACCGTCAGCGACGCTTTTTATCCGGTGGCTATAAAGCTGCCGGTCAATCCTTCCGTTTTGGGGTTTTTCGGCTCGGCTCCGGTTGCAAAAACGACGGTCACCTTGGGCAATACGGACAATGAAATCGGCGGCCTTACCATCAGCGCTGCGTATACGCAAGGAGAGGTGCAGGCACTCAGGGACAAATGCGAGGAACTGGCCGACGATGTACGCGCGCTGAAAGCGGCGCTGAGCAGCTATGGTTTAGTATAAAAGGGGGGATGGCAATGATCGAATACACGCAAATCGAGCTGCGAATCATGGCCGTGTTTTCGGCCATCGGCGCGGCTTTTTCTTTTCTGGTCGGCGGGGTCGACAAGTTCGTTTCGGCGCTGCTCGTATTTGTGGCTCTCGACTATGTGACCGGTTTGATCGCTGCATGGAAGACACGAACGCTGGACAGCAAAAAAGGCTTTGAAGGGATCAAGCGCAAGATTGTCATGCTGATGATCGTCATCATGGCCCACTGGATTGATGCCTGTTTGTTTGGGATCAGCACCTTTCGGTCCATGGTGATTTTTGCGTATCTCGGCAATGAGGGCCTCAGTATTTTGGAGAACCTCGACCGCATGGGCTATGGCGAGCACATTCCCGGCTTTATCCGGGAGAAGTTGGCGCAACTCAGAACTGAAAAAGAGACGTTAAATGATCACAAATAGAAGGAGGAGTCGAATGTGAAAGTGGTTATTGACCCAGGCCACGCGGGCTGGAATGTCGATCCTGGCGCGGTAAATTCAGCCACAGGGTTACAGGAGGCAGATATTGCGCTGATTGTTTCGCGGCGGGTCGAGTCCCTTTTGCTTGCGGCAGGACATGAAGTGAAACTGACCCGTACGGACTGGGAGCAACCGGAAACGGATGATATGAGCGCTCGTACCTCTCTCTCAAACGACTGGGGTGCCGAACTTTTTATTTCCATTCACTGCAACAGCGCGGTGAGTCCAAACGCGGCAGGGTATGAAGTCTGGACCTCGCCGGGCAATACACAGGGAGACGTTTTGGCGACCAGCATCTTCAAGCAAATTGCCGCCGAGTTTCCTGATCGGTCAGGAAGGACGGATTTATCGGACGGTGACCCGGATAAGGAGTCGCGCTTCTACGTCCTGGTTCATACCGAAGCGCCGGCTTGCCTGGTGGAAATGGCGTTCATCTCCAACGATGGGGAGGCGGCGCTACTTTCGGACGCCGCGTGGCAGGAGCGCTATGCAAGAGCGATTGCCCGAGGGGTTACGGATTATGCCGCCGTCAAAAGGAATGCGGAATAGGGAGGGGCAAAATGAATGCGAAAGGCAGTATCATTCTTATTGTTGTTTGTGTTGTGGTTATCGCCGTCGGTATCTTCGGCTTCGGCATATTCAATCACGGAAGTGGAACTGACACAACTGGAGAGCATCTTCGACGAATTGAAGACGGTCAACGAGACCTTGCTGCTCGAATCGAATCAATCAGCCAGGGAATTGATCGAAGCACGAAAACAGTTGAAGCTATTGCAGGACGAGTTGACGAAGTTGAAAGAACAATTGGCGATGCTCAAAACCGAATCGAATCAGGCGCAGTCAGACTTGGCGAAAATCAACAGCGAATTGCAGCTGGCGAGCGAATCATACAAGAAGTCCGTAAGCGAGGCCAACCGGAAAATAAAAAGCCTTGAGTGGCAACGTGGGATACTCGCAGTGGTTGTTGGTTATTTAGCGGTGCGGAGATAGTCGCGAGAAAGTGGAAGTAAAACAAAAAAAGACCTTCACATAGAAGGTCAAAGGCCGGATAGATTAGCAAACGGAGGCGTTAGGGCAATCGGCGGACCTGTTCAGCGAGTTGGTGCCAATGCTCAGGATTCCAGGAAGCTTGCGCGGCTGCCGAGGTGGAAGGCGCGACAAAAAGGATCGGGGCGTAATGCAAGGTTGGCTGTGGACAGACTCCATAGTCGATTTCTTTTGTTTTGACACTTCGGCCATGTTGCCAGGACCGGAAAACGGCGGCTGCTTTTTTCCCGTTGAAGCAGATGATGCGCGGTTTGAAGTGTTCCATTCTTGCCGCAAAGGCGGCGGCATCGTAATCGTCGTGTTGAATGTGAGCGTCGACACCTGCCGCTTTTTTTGCTACATCGGTCAAACCAATTCCATAGTCAAGAAGTGCGTGGTATTCAGCAGTATGGATTAGGCGAGCGGTTAGGCCGGTTTCGTGGAGTATTCGCCAGAACTTATTGTTTTGACCTGCATAATAGGAACCGGCTTGGCTCGACTGCGTACTAACTGCCGAACCGCAGATTACCAGCTTCAAATTGGATGTTAGCACATCCGGCAAAATATCGTTTGTTGACATCGGCATCACCTCGTAGTGCAATATTCGGCTTTTCTTGGGAGGAATCCTTCGGCCACCAGCGGATAGACTCTATTATCTTGACTTACCAAGCCTTCCGAGTGATGAATGGTACAACAGAATATTGATAGAAAGGACAGAGCCGATGAGGGTCAGGATTATCGAGCCGTTACCAGAGATAGTATCTAAACGCAAGCGGGTATGCGCCTATGCTAGGGTATCTTCCACAAGCGATGCGCAAGGAGAGTCGCTGGAAAACCAAGCCACCCATTATCAGAACTTGATCAAAGCCAATCCGGATCATGAGTATGTCGGCATTTTTGCTGATCAGGGAATTACCGGCACCAAAGACGAACGGCCGGAGTTTCAGAGGATGCTGGAGACGGCGCGCACAGGAAAAATCGATTTGATCCTGACAAAGTCCATCTCCCGTTTTGCCAGAAACACCGCCATTGTGCTGGAAGCTGTGCGGAAAATGAAAGAACTGAATGTCGAGGTATTCTTCGAAAAAGAGCAGATATCCAGTAGTAGTGGGGACGGTGAGCTGATGCTGACCGTCCTTTCTGCTTTTGCCCAGGAAGAAAGCAAAAGTGTGAGTGAAAACATCAAGTGGCGATACCGGCGCAAATTCGAGCAAGGAGAAGTCGCCGTCAACACCACAAGGTTCCTCGGCTATGACAAAAACAAGAACGGGGAACTTGTCATCAATCCCGGCCAGGCAAAAGTGGTCCAGCGGATTTTTGATGACTATATAGGCGGCAAGGGGAGTTTTGTCATCGCCAAGGAATTGTGTGCGGAAGGGGTCCGAACCGTTGCCGGCGGCAGATGGCATTCCAGCACCGTCCTCGGCATCCTAAGAAACGAGAAATATAAAGGGGATGCCAAACTGCAAAAAACCTTCAGCAAGGACCATCTCAGCAAAAAGAAGTGCGTCAATCGCGGCGAAGTCGACAGCTTTTATCTTGAGAACAGCCATCAGCCCATCGTCACCAGCGAAGTCTGGGAGGAAGCGCAAAGGCAGATAGCGCTCAGGGCCAAGGCCAAAGGCAACGGCACCGAAACAAAAAACAAATATCAGAACCGTTATCCCCTGACAGGCATGTTGTTTTGCGGCAAATGCGGCGCACCCCTGCGGCGGAGGACATGGAACAGCAACCATTCCTGCAAAAAGATTGTATGGCAGTGCAGCACCTACATTAAAATTGGAAAACACGCTTGCCAAGGTACGACAGTTGACGATGCCGTGGTCAGCAGGATGAATATACAAAGCGAAACCATGGTCGAGGAGGTTGTGAGTCGTGGCGAAAAATATTACCGTTATACCAGCAAGGTCAAACCGGTCGAGCCTTGCGGAAAATCTGGAGCCGAAGAAAAAACGCGTAGCCGCGTATTGCCGGGTATCGACCGATCAGGAAGAGCAGTTATCAAGCTACGAAGCCCAGGTTAACTACTACACGACCTATATCGAAAATCATCCGGATTATGAGTGCGCCGGGATTTATGCCGATGAAGGCATCAGCGGCACCAATACCAAAAAGCGCGATCAATTCAATCGAATGATCGAAGATTGCAAAGCCGGAAAAATTGACATGATCATTACGAAATCCATCTCTCGGTTTGCCCGCAACACGCTTGATTGCCTCAATTTTGTCCGGCAACTCAAAGATCTGGAAATTGGTGTGACATTCGAGAAGGAAAATATTTTCACACTTGACAGCAAGGGAGAGGTGCTTTTATCCATTTTAAGTTCGCTGGCGCAAGACGAGTCAAGGTCGATCTCGGAGAACTCGACCTGGGGTATCCGCCGGCGTTTTGAACAGGGCAAGCTGCATGTTAAAGACCATTCCTTTCTACGAAAGGCACCAACAAGGGATGAAACCGGGTGGCGCCAGACGCTCTAGATTTAATTCACCGTCAGCATATGCTAACATCATTCTGTGGGACGGTACACTACAGAGCACGTGGAGGTGAGTGGTGAAGCGGTTTGCCGCTATCTCGCATGTTAATAAGTCGCCGGATGTTCGTTCAAGCACCAACAAGTAGGCCGCCCAGCCTGTAAACTAATTTTTGTAAAGACATTACTCGTTTTTAGCAGAGCATCCAGTCAATGCCGTTTCGCCAATTTAATTTGAAAGGGGAATTCGATGGCAAGAAAAGTCGAAATCGTTTACCCTGTCTGCTGCGGCATGGACATCCACAAATCATTTATCGTCGCCTGCGTTGCCGTAACGGATGAACACAGTCACACCGAACATCACATCAAAAGATTCTCGACATTTTCGGGAGATTTGCGGCGACTTGCGGACTGGCTTGCATTCTATCATTGCCGCGACGTGTGTATGGAATCATCCGGCAAATACTGGATTCCGGTTTTCAATGCCCTTGAAAAGACTTGCAACGTCTGCCTGACGCACCCCAAGTATGTCAAAGCGATCAAGGGCAAGAAAACCGACAAGAAAGACGCCAAGTGGATTGCCGAACTTTTTAAGTGCGATCTGGTGCGTTCCAGTTTTATTCCTCCGCCGGATATTCGGCAACTTCGTGATTTGTGCCGCTACTACGTCAAGCTGACGAGCTTTGTATCCAGTGAGAAGAACCGCGCCCAAAATTGCCTGACGGTTTGCAACTTCAAGCTGGACGATGTGTTCGCCGATGTTTTCGGCAAGAGCGCTACCCGCGTGCTTGACGCCTTGCTCGAACATGGCAACGGCAATTTTGAACTCGATGGATTGCTTAGTTCCAAGTGCAAATCCTCACCGGAAAAGGTTCGGGCGGCGCTTGACGGAGAACTAAACCCCATGCAAACCGAGAAACTTTTTCTGATTCGACGGCATATGAACGACCTGAGCAGCCTGAAAGAATCTCTTGAAACCCTAATTTATTCCCTTGCCGCAAAGTTCAAGCCTCAAATCGATTTGCTATTGACCGTTCCGGGTATCAGCACCCAGTTGACTGCGATTCGTATCCTGGCGGAAATCGGCGCTGATATGTCCGTGTTTGAAACGGCGAAGCAACTCACCTCCTGGGCAGGGCTGACTCCGCAAAATCAGGAGAGCGCGGGAAAGAAGAAAACCACTCGTATCGGCCGCGCGGGAGCGTACCTGAAACCGCTCCTGGTTCAAATCGCGCTGAGCTGTGGCAAGTCCGACAAATCCCCTGAACTCAAGAACAAGTATCTTGCCTTGAAGAAACGTCGCGGTGGCAAGAAAGCCGTGATCGCGATTGCTCGCAAACTCCTTGCTGCGATTTGGCACATTCTCAGCAAGAACCAGCCCTACAACGCCGATCTCTACACAAGTTCCGACCAGACACCTGTCGCTCGCGAATTCACTACGGCCCAGGCGGTTGCGTTCTTGCGCGGCAAGGGGTTTGTAATTGTGGACGGGGAAACCGGCGAAGTCGCGTAGCTAGTCATTTTGTGTTTAGCCGTTTGCGAACGGTCTGTTTGTTGTGTCACTTTTTAAGTGAACGGATAAATGAGGTTTTTCAAACTAATCACACTAAGTTTTTGGGATATGACAAAGATAAAAACGGGAATCTGGTGGTCAATGAAAAACAGGCTAAAATCGTCAGGCGCATCTACAAGGAATTCCTTGACGGCAAAGGAGCCAACCGGATCGCGAGAGACTTGGAGTTGGGCGGCGTAGCAAACTGGAATGGCAAGGCAAAATGGTATGAAGGAAGCATCCGGAAGATGCTTACCAACGAAAAATATAAGGGTGACGCGCTCCTTCAGAAAACCTATACGGTCGATTTTCTGAGCAAAAAACGGGCCGACAACAATGGGGAGGTGCCGCAGTATTATGTAGAAGATAGTCATCCCGCCATTATCGACAAAGAGATGTGGGAAGCGGTTCAACTTGAAATGGAACGCAGGCGTAATTTCGCCCTGCAGTACGGTATTCAAAAGCTTGAGTACGCGACAACCAGCAATCCTTTTGCTGGCAGAGTCATTTGCGGCTCTTGCGGTCAGGTTTTTGGCAGGAAGGTATGGAATTCCACCGATGATCGGTTCAGGCGGATTATCTGGCGCTGTAATGGCAAATATCCGGCGAAGGGTGAAAAGGGCTGTGAAAGTAGGCATGTCGACGACGGAGTTTTATATCAGGCAGTTGTAAATGTGTTCAATATGATGGCCGAAAACAAGGATTATTTTATCGACAAATGGAAAAGAATGCGGGAAAACGATAATGTGTTGGCGCGATATAAGGCGAAGCAATTTGCAAAAATCATAACGGAGAGAGGACGGATCAAGGAATTTGATGTAGACCTGTACTTTGCGCTGGCGGAAAAAGTTGTTGTTCATGGTGAAGGCAGATTGATGGTGGTTTTGCTTGATGGCACAGAAGTTGAGTGTACAGTTGAATAGAAAGAAAACAGGCCGGTTGGGATGATTTCCCGTGGGATTAGGATGAATGCTACGCGGATCTGAACATCCAAGGCCTATTTCGCTTTGGGGGAATTGCATCAATAGGCTTAATTTGATAACGACAGACTTCCGTGTCATTTCGCCCTATGAGCGCCCTATGAGCGTTTCTTGACTGTTGAAAAACGATATGATATAGTAATTATAATTAAAAATATAGGGAGCTGAAAAGATGAATTAATCTTTCTTGCTAAACGTATACAGCATATAAAAATGGGAAGCGGCAAGCACCGCCTGTTTTGTTATGCTTATGCAAGAAAGATACTGATTCTTTTCTCTCAAGTAATATGATGTTCTCATGCTCGCTAAGCGGGTGTGACTTTGTTGTATTTTTATGAGCTGCAAGAATTGACTTTCTTGCAGCTCATAATTTTTTTATGCAGGAGGATAACTATGTCATTAATAAACGTAGTGAATCTGACATTTGCCTATGAAGGCAGTTATGATAACATATTTGAAAAAGTTAGTTTTCAAATAGATACAGATTGGAAGTTGGGCTTTACAGGAAGAAATGGCAGAGGAAAAACTACATTTCTCAACCTGCTGCTTGGCAAATATGAATATAGCGGTACTATCTCAGCTAATGTCAATTTCGAATACTTCCCTTTTGAAGTAACTAAATCCGACCATAATACGATTGATGTGATTGAAGACATTTATCCGGAGTGCCTTTATTGGCAGGTTGTGCGTGAGCTTTCATTACTGCAGGTGTCAGAGAACGTTTTATATCGTCCGTTTGCTACGCTTTCGAACGGTGAGCAGACAAAGATATTGCTTGCTGCTTTATTTCTTAAGGAGAATAGCTTCCTGCTGATTGATGAACCAACGAATCACCTTGATATGAAGGGCAGAAAGCTTGTCAGCGACTATCTTCGTTCGAAACGTGGTTTTATTTTGGTGTCTCATGACAGAAGTTTTCTTGATAGCTGTGTTGATCACATCCTATCTATCAACAAAACAAATATTGAGATTCAAAAGGGGAATTTCTCAACTTGGTGGGCCAATAAACAAAGACAGGATAACTTTGAGTTAGCAGAAAATGAAAAGCTGCGAAAAGAAATCACCCGGCTACGATCTGCCTCAAGACTTACAGCTGCCTGGTCGGACAAAATAGAAAAGACCAAGGTGGGTACAAAGGATTCAGTTGATAGGGGTTATATAGGCCACAAGTCTGCAAAGATGATGAAACGTTCTAAGGGAATTGAGGCAAGGCAACAAGAAGCTATTGATACAAAGTCTAAGCTACTCAAAAATATTGAAAGCTCTGTCAGATTAAAAATTTCTCAAGTTAGCTTTCATGCAGACCGTTTGGTGGAACTTGATAAAGTGTCGATATTCTATGACAGTAAGGTCGCATGTGAAAGCATAAGCTTTACCATTGAACAGGGTGAAAGGATAGCGCTTTGCGGTAGAAATGGCTCTGGCAAGTCGAGTGTTATTAGGCTTATTTGTGGCGAAGATATAAACTATACAGGCATTTTTCGAAAGGCAAGTCAGCTTAAAATCTCCTATGTATCACAGGATACTTCTAACCTGCGGGGCAACTTAACCGACTACGCCATAGATAACGGTATCGATGAAAGTGTTTTTAAAGCTATTTTGCGCCAATTGGATTTTTCGAGACGTCAATTTGAAAAGGATATGTCTGATTTTAGCGGTGGACAAAAGAAAAAAGTGCTGATTGCAAGGAGTCTTTGCGAAAAAGCGCATCTCCATATTTGGGATGAACCGCTTAACTTTATCGATGTTATCTCGCGAATGCAAATAGAAGAATTACTGTTTGCATACGTACCAACTATGCTCTTTGTCGAACATGACAGTGAATTTTGCAATAATATTGCTACAAAGCTTATCGAAATCTAGCTTCTGATTAACTTGTCTAGTGTTAACATGATCGTTATTGCTTCCAATACAATAAATAGTTGAGGTGAGTTATGTGAATGAAATCAAAGCCATTCTGGATAAAATTGTGGCTGTTTTATCAACTGTGCCGGGCATTCATGCGATTGTACTTGGCGGTTCGCGCGCCGGGGGTACGCATTCGCCATCTTCGGATATTGACATCGGTATCTATTATGATGATCCGGCGCTCGACATCGATGCCTTAAATAAAGCAACCCAAGAGGTTGACGATGAACACCGGAAGAACCTTATTGCGTCGCCAGGAGGATGGGGGAAATGGGTTAACGGCGGCGGCTGGCTTATCGTTGACGGCTATTCTGTGGATTTTATTCTGCGCGATATAGCGAGAGTGGAAAACGTTATCGAGGAAGGCCAAAAGGGGATTGTAACCGCACATTACCAAACCGGGCATCCTCATGCTTACATCAATATCATGTATATGGGTGAATTAGCTATAAGCAAAGTGTTGTGGGAAACGGGTAATCGTGTGTCTACCATGAAGTGGGTGGCTGAGCAGTATCCGATCGAACTGCAAAAATCTCTTATTCATTTATTTTCATTTGAAGCTGAATTTTCTCTATGGTTGGCGGAGAAAAGTATTGGTAAAGACGATATTTATTATGTGACTGCCCATGTTGTGCGATCGATATCGGCTCTTAATCAGGTTCTGTTTGCGTTGAACAAGGAATATTGTTTAAATGAAAAAAAAGCAGTTAGAATGATTGATACCCTAAATCTACGCGCAACTAATGAGAAACGCCTGCGAGTTCGGATATATCAA